TTCTGTTATCGTCGTCTAAAACCATAGTTTATGTATATTGCTCGCTACCCAGTGAATTGCCCACTCTACTTCTCTCAGTTGTTGTTTGGTAGCGGGTTTAGTAATGTCGCACAAAGATTCATAATCGGACAGAGCTTTGTAGGCGCGCTCTATTTCTGCTTGGCGTTTTCTAGCTTCTTTTCCAGACAGCCAAAGAACTTCGTACTGTTCTTTTGTCCACTTCAAATGCCACTTTAAGTGCTGAGCTAACATGTTGCAGATAGTTATGTTTGAATTCCATGCGTCCTCAGCAGGCACTTTGCCTTTCTTACGAAGCCTGTTAGCTTTTATGTCTCTCGGCTTTTCTCTGGCCCATCGCCAAGCTCTATAGACTGGGCTGGGGACTCGATCGAAAAGCCACCAATATAGTTTGCTGTGTTCTTTCATTATTGCTCCTTATTAGGTTTTACTTTGTTCCAAAAATACTCAAAAATTTCGTCACCTGTCGGGTTTTTGCGCAAGAAGAATACAAGGTGCTTGTCTTGTTTGCTCAGTCCTAGACTGGTATTAAGAGCCAACCCTTTGTTAGTTAAGTCTCTAGTCATCTCCGTAATCTGGAATGAGTGTTTTTTGATCTGCCTGTAATCAGACATGATTTTGTTATAGATGTCCTCAACCTGAGGCATGAATTCGTCTGGGATATTCATGCTAGCTGGAGTCTCACCGTTTTTTGCTCGTTCCCAAATGTTTTTCGGCGTAATGTTGGAGATGAGCCTGTGACGCTCTATAAACTCTTGTGTTTTGACTTTAACCCTGGCATGAGTATAAATGTCATATAAGACAACACCCTCGACACCAGATTTCTCTAGATACTTTTTGGCTAGAGTTGGGGTGAAACTCTCTACTGGTGTCAAAAACGGAGGCAACTTAACTGAAGTGGGGAATAACTCGCTGCCGTCGTTCATTCGGACCGCCCAACATTTTAACTTAGGGATGCTCCCATGTTTTGTGACGATTATCCCCTCGTCTCCGGGGAAGTCCATCAGTAATTCACAGCAGAACAGGACATCTTGCGGCAGTTTACTGTCGGATACTATCTCTCGAGCCATTTGAGCATACCTGCTTTCAAAAGACCCTTTAGAAGTAACTATCAATCCATATTCATGGTCGTTGATAATCTGGATCATGTATCCGTCTTCTTTGGCTGTGATATAAGAATCTTCAAAAGATACATTCTCATCCCCAGGCTGCCCTAGGTTAAAGAACTTTGGCACGCAATTGATAATTATTCTGCCCGAGTCGTCTAAGACCAGCCCTCTAGACATAAGCGTTTCTGGCGTCCAGTGTCTTTCAAATTCAGTTTTTTGAGTGTACACATAGATACTCAGTGGCAGTTCTGGGTGTTTCTGGACACGGACGTAGCCGTCTTTAACTAGTTTGTCGAGCTGTTTTTGTAGTTTAGTTTTCGTCATAAATCATTCAGCGTCGGACTTCTTAGATAACAAATCGATGAATGTAGTTTTATCAACAGCTTCTGGAGACAAATCAACCACACCCTCTGTCATCTCGCCAACAACCTTAGCGCCAGCAAGCTCTAACACCTCGTTCAAGGTGATTATGTCTGTGTAATAGTTCAGGGCGAATTTGCGGGCACGCTCAGCAGATTCTGTATGCCGTGAGCTTATCGCCTGCTCTAAACCAGACTGCATGAAATAAAACCTACTGTGTTCGTCTGTTACGTTTATTATACCAAGAGTCTTGTGTTTTTTTGTCCATGACAGAGTTCGTCAAAACAACTAAGTTATTAGGATCGATGACATAATTTCTATCCACCAAACTTTTATCTGATTGCCCCACAAATATCTTGAACGGGCACGTACTCTTAAGGCGGTAATTATAAAAATTCAAATTAACCAGCCAAGACCCACGAGACTCGCTACTTACCCAGAATAGCTCTGACGCGCCTTTAGGCTTCGGTGCGTCTGTGACATCACCTGAGAATACGATATTCTTCTTTCCGGTACTGTATTGACCGTCCCAGCCTATTTTACCTAGACCGTTTGATAAGGACAGGTCTAAGTCCACCCGCTGGCTAGAAGTATTAAACCAATGAACCCCTACAACCATATCATTGTCTAACTCTACATAAGAGCCGCTCGGGATTTCACCAGTAAACATCTTCTCTGTCGATGGAATAGCGTATTTAACTTCTTTAGGAATGAAGAAGGTCTTACCCTCAACGTTTGGTTTTATGTCGTTCGCGATATACCTTAAGACAGCTTCATAAAGAATCTGAGCGCCTCGCTTGTTCTCAAACTCAAACTCTTTGGTAAACGATTTGCCATTTCTTACTCTGTACATAATAGAATCGGCTTCTGTCGTGCGGAACTTCAAAGCATAGGCTAGCCTAATCTTACGAAAAATATTAGCATTCGCCATAGCCTCTTTGAACGAGTCGGCGTCTGGGGCTTGACGAGTTTTTAAGCGATAGGTAATTGAATTCAACAAGTCCTCTGGCATTGGCTTGTGGTGAGATTTAGCTAGACGACGAATCTTGTTCACATGCCTCTTCAGCCCAGAGTTCGTTCTTAGCGCTAGGAATATAGGTTTGAACCGATAGAAAATCTGGGCTAGTTTCTCTAATCCATACATTTTTTCGTATGAGTTGAAATATCTAACAAGCATATTGTTATTCCGAGATTTTAGATCTTCGATGAGTTCTTTATTTTTGATTAACAGTGTAGTCTGTGTAGACTTGTAAACAACAAACCTCAAAAACTCAACTGGGTAATGCTTATGATGATTATTCTGTTATTCTTCATTATCGGTCTTTTTTCTTTCTATATAGTCCATTAAATCTTCGTAGTCTATTCTTATTTTTGCTTCGACGGTCGGTATTATCAGAAAGCTTCCGTCTATACAGTCTCGACGAGTAAAATCAAAATCTGCGTCAAGAAACTTCAAACACTGATCGATATTATCTCTGATGTAGCTTGCTATTTGCTCTTGATTGACTTCTATCACAGCGCGCGCTCTCCAAGCAGCTCACGGTTCTGGTGAACATTGCCAACAACTTCCAAAGTGTCAAGGTCAATTCCCATAGTATTAAGCTCGGAAAAAGTGTATAAGAAGTTGTTATCTATCATTCGCAGCCCAAAACCAGCCAAACTATCTGACCATTCTACCACGCCCATGTATTCACCTTTTTTGCTGCTGAAAGAGCAGATATCACTCTCATAAATCTCTGTGTCATTCTTGTCTTTCAACCCGATGAACTGCTCAAAAATTACATCGTCTTGTGGAAATCTTATATCATTCATGTCATTGCAAATGAAGTCCCGAGTCAACACGAAAGGCTTTCCGTAGATATTGTCTTTTAAGCTAAACGCTCTAAACTTAATACCACTCATGCCTACTCCTCATCGAAATTTCGTCTTCGTAGGTATCTCCATGAAAAGAAACTCTACCAAGAACTTCGTCTAGCAATCGTTCTATATGTTCTTTATCAAAGTCGCTTATTTCAATCATTTTCAACTCCAAAGTAAATTAACCAGTCCTCTTTATTCTCTTCGATAGATTCTTCAGCGTCTTCTCTAGTCTCATAGCGCACACTCTCACCTGCATCTTGCCATGAACACTGAAAGTACTCTAGCTTTCCTTCAAGGTAGTTGTAGGCGACAAACCACCCGCCTCTGCCGTTCTCAAAGTCTGGTGCAAAAGTTGATGTTTGGCGTAGCCTGACTTCGGCTAGTCTACGCTCTTTGGCTTTTTTGCATTCTTCTTCGGTAGAATAGACAAAGCCCATCTCTAAGCGTGCATTGTCCATATCTGTGTCACACCAAATACTTGAGTACAGACTCCCATAGTCACTAGTATAAAAATAAGTGCAACCCTTTGCGGGCCTCCGGTGAATACTGTCTGTTGTTTCTTGAACTTTCTCAAACCATTCGTCAAAATCATCAATATCTCGAAGCTTCCACTGCAAGTTGATACCTTTGTCTAGAGGCACTAGTCTCGCAAGTAACCCTCGGTTGTCGTAGCCCCCAACGACCACTTCGAATCTCGCGCCTGCTTTGACGGTTGGAGTGTCTTTACGTAATTTATAATAGGTCATTATATATCCTCCCATTCTTCTATAAAGTCTTCAATGTCCCAATAGTGTATATACATATTCCCTCCACTAGGCACATATACATCCAGTACCCAGCGGGGGGAAACCTCGTTCTCAACAGTTCTGCTAAGATGCACTTCATACAACTCATGCTCGATTAGCTCTTGAAATCTATTTCCGCTAGCATGATAGACTGGGGTGTCCCCTCCAAGGTATTTCATGCGATAAAACATCTCGCCCTGGTTAGTAGTTTGCGCCATCTACAATTCCTTTGTCTTATTTTTGATGTCTTTGATCAGGATTTCCAACTCACCGTCTGTCCATTTGTATGGGGTTTTCATACTCTCCAACAAATCAACAACATCTTCACCATAAGTTTTCAACATGAACCTTGTATACCCAACTGAATTACCCTCGTCGAATCGATTGCACGACCGGCACTGGGCATGAACATTCCTCTCATCGTATCTGATAGCCATCCATCTGCGATTTATAAAATGTCCAGCGTCAGCCTGTTCGAAAGGTTTTATTTTACCACACGAACAGCAAACGAAAAAACCGTTTTCAGAGTCTCGCAGGCGTATGTACTTCGAGAAGATTCTGTCAGCTTTCTCGATCAGGTTTTTGTTTGCCATGCCTTAATTCTACTCCTTATTCATGCAAAAAGCAAGAGCGTTTTTAACTTCGCCCTCGACTAACTCTATGATATCCTTGACAGCAATATCCACATCGTCATCTGTCGGCTCAAGCTGTGAGTCGAGATAGGTGTCCGACAATATCTGACGAATGGCTTTGTCTAGTTCTTCATGCGACATTTTCCCTCCTTTGTTTATCGGTTGGTCCTTTTATACCCTAAAAGAGCATAGAAGCACCGCTGCACACAATGCGACCGCGGCTGCTACCTGGTAGTTATACTTAGTACTATATATTTTATTGAATCGACTATTAGATTCTGCATAGCTAGAAGCCATCCACTCTGCGAATTGTCTTCTTGTCAACCGGGGCTCTTTCTTCAGTTGAGAAATAGTTTCTTTTGGATCAAGTGGCGACGGGGTTTTGCTTGACATCATAGACATTACAGATAGAACTGCTGATATAACAATAAACAACCCCCATGGTTTTCCCATAGAGACAATCACCTGAAGCAGCAGAATTGTAGCTATTAAGATAACTCCTCCTCTCACCTGCAAGAAGACCATGTCTGACGAGCGTCTGTTTACCTTTGCTTGTAGGTGTTGAGCCAAGTCTAGCCAGTTATGTTCTTGAGTCTTTGAATCGTTTTTCTTATTGTCCATTTGAGTATCCTCGCTTTCTTCCTATTTCTCTCTTTCGTTTATTGGTCATATCTTCTCTCCGCTCCTAAAACACTTGCTATTTGCAAGTTCTCCACCCATAGACCTACAACGAGCCGACAGCTCAGATTGCTTGTCAAAATCGTAGCTGCTCACACTAGAACTTAAGCCAAGCAGTAGGGCAAAGGCTAGCAGACTCAGAAAAGCAACAACAGCATCTTTAGTGGCCAGCTTTCGTTGATCGTTGGTTGATTTATTGCTACTTTTCATTGTATTCACCTCCGTTATCTTTGTTGACCATTGGTTGATCGTCTTGACCAATAATCTTAATGTCGTTGACGTCTACAAACTCCGCTCCACAAGCTGCGGCTACTTGACGGTATCTGTCTTCAAAGACGCTGTCACCAAGTTCTATGGTTTCTAGTATTACATCGTCGTATTCGCCTGGCGAAGATACTAGTATTGCTTTGGTGTTATAGCCACCATTACTAACGTAAACCAGCTTTTTAGGATAGTGCCTCATAGCGCATCCTCCGCCTTGATAACCCCTGCATCACCAACAATGTCTGCTTCTGATACACCCCAGATGCCATAGTCCAGAATCTCGTCAAAATCTACTGAACCAAGGCTCTGCTCGTCTTGTATATATTGCTCAACGACCCGCTCGGCCTCTTCCTCACTGCTAGCTTTAATAAAAATCCTGCCTATACCAGTTTGTCTAATTTCTGCTTCGTAAATCATTGATGTCTCCTCTCACTCCATGATTTGGGGTATTTTGGTGTCCCTGAATTGTCTACGCAAAAGTCTGCGGAGCGGCCATTGTTGACATAAACATAGTCTTTACCAAAGTACTTTTGACAAATCTCATTCCTAGACAGTGAGCGGCTGGTATCCGTCACTCTGACGACCAAGAACACAAACCCCGCCACGATCAGTAACAACATAATTGATATAATAAAATCTGTTTTATCTGTTTCCATGGCCTAGTCCTCCAACCTATTAAGTGTAACCTCATATCTACCATTGTCAAGAGTAATCTTTATATGACGAGCTTCTGCAGTCTTAAGTATTTCTACAATTAGGCTAAGAGACAACTTTAATCTAATTCTTGTTGGGGCTACATTCCATAAAGCATCTAGTGGTCCTGGCATATGTTGGCATCTCCTTTCTCTATGTCCACAAAATTAGTGGTTTAGTTGACATTATCTTAACTACCCCTTAAGATAATCTTCTTACCGTCTTTCAGTCTAAAGCCACTTTTAGTGGTGCCATCAAAGCGTAGACAGCTTTGCTCGAATAGGTAGTTAAAGACTTGACCGAGGACTAGAGCATAACAACCGTCATCAAGACCAATTTGGTCTGCAACGTATTGTTTAGAGTCTTGGTCATACGATATATCGGGTTTTAAGTTCCAAACTCTCTCGCCAATCTTCTCCTCAGCTATTTGCTAAATCTCAGCCAATGCGTTTGCCAGGTCATCAACATTGGGTATCTCTACTTCAAAGCATCCATCTTGGTCATCATAAGTACCAGTATGTCGATATTTACGAGCTAGTCTATCAAGAGGACCAACCGAAAAATCTCCGTAGCCATTTGATATATACAGCTCTTTTCCGCCGTCTACCTGTATTGTTATTCTAAACCCCATATACTCTCCCTATATACACGAAATCGTGCAGTTTATTGGCATTCGACAATTTATCCTCTTTTAGTCTTCTGTCGTCCGAACAACCAAGAAAACTACAGCAACCACGGCTATCGCCACAAGCGTAGATATCCACAATGGTGATAATACCCACCACCACGACCAATCAATAATCTTCATTAGTTTAAGTACGACAAATGCTATAGTTAGCGCACCGACAAAACCGATACCGTTGCTGTTGTTATTTACTTTCATGAATAAATTCTCCTTATTATTCTTATATTCAACCGCATAACTGGTACTGGCAAGAGCGGTGGATACTTTAAGGCTGCTTCTTTTAATTCCTGACGGTCAAGCTAACACTTTGGTACGCAACCTCGCACGCAGAGCTGTCTCGTTACGGCAGATGCTTCAACTATTGCCAGTATCGGCTATATAAGGTGATGATTTGGAAGAGCACAGTACTCGCGCTGGGTGGACGGTCGCCCACGTCTGGGCTGATGCGCCTTAGGCAAGTCTGTTATTCCGCCACTTATATAGCCAGTTGATAGCACCAGCGCTACAGTATTTGCGCCTTTTGGCGTTGGTCGTTTGAAGGTACTGATGCTATCAGTTGGACAGACGATACACGTTGCATAGACTCTAGTAATCAGAGCAACGTTCCACGTTTTTTTGTGCGCGCGAGGTTGATACAGCGCGACCAAATAGAAGTTGTGCGTATCATCTGTCCAGTTAACGGCACAATCACGGAGCAAAGGACTTCTCGCCTTTCGGCTTACTCCCGTTCAGGAACCCAGCTTTATTCCTCAGATTATGCCGCCAGTTATGCGGTTGAATTGTTAATGTCCATTCAAGCACAGAATGCCGGCGACAGAGCATTTTCCAAAGACACAATACGTATACTCGGGTTTTCCCTCTTTGCGCTCTTGCGGCGCCGTTGCAACGGTTTCTGGTTTGTCATAACCATGAAAAGGACCGCCTTATCGCCGGCATTCTGTGCTTGAATTTTTAATGTTCACCCATTGATAACTTTTTGTGAAGTCTCTGACAAAACCAGAACACTTTTAGTTTAGCAAATCTTTTGATAAAGGTCAAGGTTTTTATTTGTCACCAAAGATGAAGTCTTCTTTCTCTAGAAATCGCACACTGCACAACTTGCCATCAATAACTCTGATATCCCGAGAATCTATTTCTGCATACATAGTTTTGTAGTCTATATCTGTTTCACAATCACACCAGATGACCATTTGCACTTGCTCTCCGTTAAGAATCGAAGCCACTGCGTCTTCGTAATATGTATCAAAAAGTTTCATAGCCTCTGTTTCTGAGATTAGCCCAGTGTCCTCTACGAGAGATTTACCGAATTTACTGTTGTAATACTGAAACATAAACGTTTTATTTGTCACAAAAATCTGTCCTTTGATACAAGTTAATCAATAACATTACAGACACCGCTACAGACCCTATCACCAGAAGAACTGTTATAAAAATCCTCGCCCCTGATAAAAAGCTGTTAGCTGGACGTATCGAGCTGTCTGATCTTATTCCTTTGTGGTCTGACACAAAACCACCCTCGTAAGCGACTTCATTCGCCACAGTTTCATAGCGGTACCGTCGCGTAGGGCTAGCCCTTACATAGGTGTCGTCCTCAGTAAAAAGGCCCTTCTTTTGCTGTTCGGCTTGCTTAATTTTGCAAGATTTATACTGTTTCCAGTCGAATAAACTAGACTCGAATACTTGTCCCAGCAATGACACTCTGGGGACTGATCTATCTTCGTTTTTATCGAATTCCCAGCCCCAGACTGTGCGGGGGCATACATCACACCCCTTTTTAGGCATACAGTTACATAAATAATTTTCTGTATGCGAGCGGTATTCCTGATAGACTTTTCTAATCGCTAGCCACTCTCCGTCTATATTCGTGTCTGTCAGAAGTTTGTCTGGCGAAGTAATCTTTCCCTTGGCATAGAGTTTTCCTTGCTGGGTCTTGACCGCATACGGAAACTCTTTTGCGTTAGACTCGTCAAACTTTAGAGCGACTTCATAGTTTTTCCCGTCATTGTCAATAGATCCGCTCCACCAAGTCCACTGCCACGCTGTCAGCCCAAGAAGAGCCAACAGCGCCAGTATAGATACGATGATAGCATTACGATTATTGAGAAAATCACTCAAAGAGCTTGCCATCTATCTGCTTGTCCGAGTTAGGATTTTTGTACAAATCAAACTTCTGTTGGTGGTAAAATACATTCACAGGGAATTTGCGCGACCATGAGTTGTAGTCTTGGATTGACTTGTTGTAAGTCTCGACATAATTAGCTACACGATTAGAGGTAATCGAAATCTCCGTCATGTAAGTCTTATAATGTTCGCTCGACCGAAGTTCTGGGTATTTTTCAACAAGAGCAGAAATCATCTTCGTGCCTGTGTTGATGTCACCAGATTTGCGAGCTTCAATTATTTTCGTGAGCGTTTCACCCTCGTATTTGTTGTACGATTTGATAGCCTCTACCATGTTGGTGAACACTGAGTATTTCCGCTGAAGTTCTTTGTCAATATTTGAATAGTCGGTTTTGATTCGTTCCTCGTAGCTGACACCCTTATTATTTGTATGGATCGCGTAACCTAGAATAGCGACAGCTACCAACAGAATGGTTCCGAAAATCCCGGTTATCGTTATTAAGGTTTGTTTATTCATTGTAGTACTCCTTTAGCATCTCCATTTATTTTTTCAAACTAAGCATATTAAATATTCATGTTTAACTGCGCATCGCCGCTTATTAGCTGTTTATTTTTCACCAAATAGTGTGCCCCCGTTAGACCGCTGTCCACGTAGTTGTCAGATAGCATGTTAACAAACATCATCGCGTCGCGGCTGTCCATAATAACAACACCTCCTTCATCGTTTGTTGTAAGCGCTAAATTCATTTCATCAGCGTAGTCAACAATGTCTCCCAACGACGGTAGGTGTTCGGTGTCCAGCTTTATAAGCGCGGCCATTAGCGATTTGTTGTCATTGGCCAGCTGTTCTAGAGACAGCCCTTCAGGGAATGCCAGCGCAAACTTATTTGTCAGTAATTTAATGATTAGCTTCACCGCTGTACCCTTCGATGGGTCTTGTCTGAACAGCCCAACAAATTTCTTTGGATTAAACGCAAACACTTTGCCGCCAGCAATCAACACCTGATTGTCGGCTGGCATCTTGATAGTCCCATCAATATCAAGTGCGCAAAGATTGTCTCCCTTAATTTGCCACGACAGATTTCTCTCCAGTATTTGGGATTTTTGCAACTGCTTAACAATATAGAAGGTCTGTTCAGGGTGCGACCGCTTTTTGAATTGCACCACAATACCGCGCATATGTTTCAGTTCGTGTTCGTACTCGTTGAATGCTTCAACACCGATCGTATCCTCGATTAGATGAACGAGCGTATTGGCATTCTGAATACTCTTGAGCTCGCTGTAAAGCAGCGTGTCCTTCGTCTGCTCACTTGCAGCGAAGTCTCGGACAGATAGCCCGATCGCCGCTCCCATCTCCACAGCACTGATTATGTCGTAAAGAAACAAGATCTTCAGCTGTTGCTCTAATTCTTCCGAAGTGCGCAGGGCATATGGTGTGTAATTTTTGTTGAACAGAAACGGGCTGACTGTCAAATCTTTCTTGTTCGCATCTGCCCAGCTTGCCCATTGAAATATATCGAATTGATTATCCATAATTACCAACCGAAAATCCACATAATAAATTTAATACCTAAGGCCACTACGACTGCTACCGCAACAACAGCAACCGATATTCCAATGATATATCCCAAAAGCTCGGGCAAATTCTTTTTTGTCTTGTTCATAAATTAGTCTCCGTAATGATTATTTTTACAATTTTGATGCATGTTTGGATAAAGTTTTTGTTCAATATCAGACTTCTCTAGGGCTAGATCGCAGAGAACGCATCGTCCGTATGGTGCAGTTTTTTCTAGTTCGGCTAGTTCTTCGGCGCGTTTTTTGATCTCGCTATAAGTCTTCTCGGGCTTCATACTAAAATCCTAGGTTAGCAATCTTCGCAGAATCGCGATCTATCATTTTCATGACAGCGTCCTCAAAGGCTTTTGCAGCGGCAATCTCATCAGCGACATCTTCGCGAGCGATCTCAAACACCTGCAATTCAAGACCAGGAATCATGTCTGTGTAGACAATAAAGTACAGTTTTTGTAGGTTCTCATTTACTACAAAATATTTCACTACCTGTGGCTTGTATTCTTGCGGGTACTGGTTTGTCAGGTATGCTTTTACAACTTCATCGCTCTCTGGGCATTTCACTTCGGCCGCTTGAGTGATAACCAGATCTGACAAGTCGTCTAGAGGCTCTTTATCCACAATAACACCATCAGGCGAGATGTAGATATTAGGATTGTCGTCTCTCTCCCAGACCACACTCTCGTCTAAAAGTTTAAGCCCAGTTTTTTCGCTAAAAAGTTCTAGTGCCTCTTTTTCGAGAAGATGCCCACGAGCAAGCATAGAGAACGGTTGCCCGTCTAGCCTATCAACGTAGTCATTCGGAGTAATTGGACGAGCCACACGTTCAGCAATCATTTGGTAGTACTTTTTCTTTGGGTCGGCCGCCAGCTTTAGCCCAGCGATATCTTCTGGGCTTAGAAGTGCCGCTAGCTCGCCTGCTTTTGCTTTTGCTGGATATCCGACTTCTCTCTCGTCTAATAGTTTCTTCATGACGTCAATCTTCGGCAAGCCGTTGATGTACAGGTTTTTGAACTCTGAACCGCCAGACTTACCTTTGCGGTAGTCAAGCCACTGATCCGAGTTTTGCTCTATTTTTATAATTTTCATTTTATCTCCTCGAGCGCTGTCTTACGCGCATCTTTAGTTTCGATGACTTTCGCATTAGCTCGGACTTCTGGGCGCAGAGACACGAAGATGTTTCTCAGTTCTTCCATAGTTTTAGCAGAATCCAGCTCGTCGATAGCTTTTTCTACCTCCTCAAGAATTTTCTGTGACTTAAATTCCTCGAATTGCTCCATCTCTTCACGGCTCGCTACTTCACCGCTTGCCAAATAACCTAACATAGCTAAAGCCCGACCAACAGCGACAGTTTCAAGCTTTTCGTTCTCTTTGTCGCCCTTTTTTGTAGCATCAGCACTAGCTGTAGAATTAGCGCTGAGCTTAATCACTTCTAACGACGCACCTGTCTTAATTAGGTCTGTAACGTCGCTGCCATTTCGCCATATACGCGCGATGAAGCGGATTTTATTATTAGGCAAATTCTCCCGCTCAGTTTCGATTTTGCCGTTTGGGTTTTCCTCCCAAAACACCTTTAAGCGATCAGCTACTTTTGCGTATTCTGTCGCACCATTAATCTTTGTAGTCTTTACTCGCACCATGGTTCGCCCCCCAAAGCGCGATCAAGAAATGTTGGATCGATTAGATTTTCTAACTTTCGTAGAATCTCGTCGTCGCTCATTCCGCCGCCTTTCGCTTAGTTGTTTATGCTTTACATAATAACAAATAGGCGCTACTTTGTCAACGCCTATTATCAGGTTCACGCTTTAGCCTAAAAAGGTATATCGCTTAGTTCTAGGTTGTCTGTCGATGTAGCTGGGCGGGGCATATTCTGTGTGTCGTTGTTAAGAAATACCACGTCTGTGGCTACAATCTCTACCCTGCTCTGTTTTTTGCCTGTTTCCTTATTTTCCCAGGTCTCTTGCTGAAGCCTCCCCACCACAATTGCGCGGTGCCCTTTTTTGAGGTATTGAACAACCAAATCGCCTAACTTTTCCCACGCAATGATATCAAAAAAGCTCGTTTGTCCATCTCTTGTGCCATCGACAGCAAGCCCAAACTTGACCAATGTTTTGCCAGAGGACACAGCCCTCTGCTCTGGGTCACGTGTTAGCCTGCCCATCAGTACTACTTGGTTAACACTTTTTGCCATTTTTCCTCCTTAAATTGTTATGGTATTCATAATAAAACAAACGTGACAGAAAAACAAGAGCTTTTTACTGTAGTTTCTCTTTAAGTCTGGTGTTGTTGAACTCGAGATAGACAGTGTTTATCTCGCGCTCTGTCATATCTCCCCAACTTTTGACTCTATCACTGAGTTTGCCTCTGTTGCGGTTCTTGTCTATCATGACACCCATGTCGTTGTTCTTGGGGTCTCTGTCAACTAGAAGAACTATGTCAGCGTCCTGAGCAATGTACGAAGAGTTATGCGTTATGATACCGTTCACAACGTAGTTGTGTGTTGAGGACACCTCAAGGTCATAGGTTTTCATCACACCAACAGAACAGACGCTCTGAATGCCGAATTGGCACATTGTTTCCTTAAATTCTCTGCCTGGGATAAGATCAGTTAGCCCCACTAAAGGCCATCCTCTTTGTAGCTCGTCCGCCTTCCAAAAACCTAGCGAAGTGAGAAATCTGTGTTCCGAGGACGAGCGGATCTTTCGCCCATCATTCAGTGTCATCTCTAATATTTCTTTTTCGCCGGTTTTCCAAACAGCTGTCACAGAAGCTTCGACTGTCTTCCCGATTTTACTAACCGACAGCACTTTATCACCAACCTTTACATCTTTGATCGGTATATTCCCTCGGTCAGTGAGAACTCTCTCGTCTTCTGGCAGACACCCCCTCAGAGACTCTCCCGATAGTTTCTCGTCTTTCCCTAACTTTCTGACATGCGAAACCAGAATTATTGGTATATTGTGGCGAATAGCATTTTTCTTAAATTCTTTGGTGATTCTTCCTAAGTCTTCGGAGGCTTTTTCTGTCTCTCTTGTAAAATAGTGTAAATGGTCAACCACCACTAGGTCTGCTCCCAACTCTTCTTTTGCATTCCGTATGAGACCGTCGATGTCCTTCCAGCCGAGTTCGTCATTCTTTTGGAACAAAGTGTTCGTGGACACTTCAATAAAATCTTTGCTTTCTCCACCGTTCAAATACATATACCTCGACGTGAGCTCGACGTGAGTCATTTCTAAAGTTACGAACAGGACTATCCTACCAGTTTTCGCCACATTGTTAGCTATATTCATAGAGAGCAATGTGTTGTGAGTAACAATATTAAATCTGGCGTCAGCGACATAAAGGGAATCCTTAGCGTCTACAGAGATGCACATAGCTTCGTCTTCATCGATTACCTCGACGCCAACTACTTTGCGGTGTTTGATCGAGTTTTTACCTGGTCTATATATTGTTCGCCATTTGCTTGCTCTGAACGGGTTAAACCCGAGGGCGCTGATCCTAACCGATATGTAATTACCCCGCTTGTGTTTGATGGTTGTTATTTTAGCAATTCCGCCCAGAGAAGTGACCAGCCTAACAACATCTTCAGCAAGTTGAGAAGAAGTTGTACAATACATAATCGCGTTGTGTAGAACACTACCATCGCCATCCAGAAGCCCAGCTATCAGACTCTTGCGCTTGTCTATACTCTTTCTGAACCACTCCTTTGGGATGAATTTGCCAGCGGACTTCACTTTAGACAGACCAGATTGAACTACGTAAGAGGTGATTTTCGCTGCTTTGTTAGCTCTAAAATAGCCACAGGTATTCGGATGATCATATCTAATTAACTCTTTGTCGATAGACGCAAGATAATCAGCTACAGCGCCTTTTTTCTTGGTTATATGTACTTGGCTACCACTGAAACTACCGTCAGCTATGTACATGCCCAGCTCGTATGGGTCCACAGGGCTAAAGTCGTCAGAATACTCAAGAGGCTTCGTGAGCGGTATGTGATAGCTCTGAGATGGCAATTTCATCATCATCTCATGAGAAGTCATGATTCTGTCTGGTCTGCCTTTTCTCTGTAGTGTCCACAGATGGTCTCGCCCTGTGTCCAAATAGCTGCCATCGCTAAAAATAACTCGGTAAATAGGCATTCTGCCTTGAGGAAATACCCCAGTAACCTTAGTTGGCTTGCCATCACTTCCGAACACATAATCGCCTGGTTTTAGGTCGCCGAACCTTTTGTCGCCGGATGGGGTCGGAATGATTTCGCTGACCCGTTGTTGTTTTCCACGGCTTGTCTGACCTGCTATTATTATCAATTCTCCGCCCACCAGACCAAGCGTAAGACGGTCTATATTAGAAAAGCCAGTAGACAGTCCTTGCATCTTTCCCCACAGCCGGTATCGGTTCTCAGCTTCGTCGATAAAATCCGTCATAGGGACGACTTCGTATTTGCTTTGTTTGTTATTTTTTTGATTAATTTTTTCGACTTTATCCTTGACGGCGTCTATGATTTCTGGAAGAGGCGCCTTATTCTGGGACAAGGTGGAAATATCTTTCGCCAGGTTGCCGACACTTCGCTTTCCTGAGTATTCGGCTACTAGTCTAGCGTAGCTTTCTGCGTGAACCGGCGTGATAGCGCCTCCAGCGAGTTCTGCTAGTCCAGAGCTACCATTTACCCTCTCTAGTCCTCCAACGCGCCCTAGCGCGTCTGAGAGCGTCACAAGGTCTATGGGAACGTTGTTATTGTTCAACCATTCCATAGCTCGGAATATCAAAGAGTAGTTGCTATCGTAAAAATCTTTGTAGCTGACAATTTCTCTGATTTTGCCGATGATGCTTCCATCTATCAGAATAGCACCTAGGACGGCCTGTTCAGCGTTTGCGTCGTACAGTGCTTCAGTCATTGAATAATCTCGGTTTTGTTTCTGTTTGTGTGTCTAGAAAGCGGTTAATGTTTCTTTGGTCTCGCAAGAACCATTCGATGTCCGCTCTCCATCCTGTGTCGTTTTTGCCAGTAAAAAACCCTTTTTTGGAGAGGTTCTTAGCGGCAAGCACGAGCAGTTCTTCAGTGAACCCCTCTTTTATTCTAGCGTTTAGGTGTCCTTGTAGCTTTTCTGTAAATACTATTCTGTCTGAGCCACCGATTAGTTTGTTTAATTTCTTGAATAATTCCGTTCTTTCGCCTTTTGGTTCGTCTTTTTTTGTTTCCCTCTTCTTCGGCAGCAACCTCTTCTCGAGCATTTCGTAGTCTTCTTTCGAGATAGCGATTTCTTGCCCGTTAACCATGGTAATTTTATGTTTAGAAAGCGCAACAATGTGCTCTTTGCTGATAACGTTTTCTGAAACGCGTATAAACATTTGTCCCTCCTTTTCTCTAAGATACTATACCCGACCCCCAAAAAGCAATAGCATTAATTTTAGAAAAATTGCTCATGGTTATTGACCAGTCTTCATCAAATGGTATATAATGATAAGTGGGCGACAAGCCATACAGGATTAAGCTCCTGTTGAAGAGGTGCAATTCCTCGAACAGAAATTAAATATTTCTCATATTGCAATGACCACAGTGGTTCGTTAGTACAGGCGCAGACAGAGTCTGAGGTGCAGTAGACGTAGCAATATGCGGGCTGGTCGGGCAAGAAATTAGTAGGCGAAAGCTGAGGGGTTCTTGCTAAGTCGATAGGACTAACTCGATGCACTGCGTCAAGTATTGTTTCTTTGACTCTCTCTACCTCCTTATATAGGAGTATTCTTATCTGAGGGGGTAGGGGGGAGTCTCCTGAAACTTCTCTCAGTCTACATCAAGTAACGGAAAATACGCCTAGCTCAAATCTCTGAAGGACTTCTCCAGGTTAAGGACTTAAGCCAACCCTACAAATAAGAACCACTACTTACAGGAAACAAACTCTACCAAGCTAAGACGAAGAAAACCTTTGAGAATTAGAAAGCGCTCTATACAATCTCTAAGGGGTAAGTCAATATAGACGTTTTAGAGAAATTATTACATAACTAATAAAAGACTCACAAAATTGCCGAAAAACCGCCTTCACGCTTCAGAATAGCTTGACCGTGATGGAAAAATCGTTTATACTTATAATATACGACACAAAATAGACTTTAATCAGGGAAAACATGTGGAAAAAGACAAAGTCACCATCTTAAAAAGAGGAGAGCTCACTTATTATATTTATTCGAAAAAAGTTCTCGTGAAAATTGACGACAGACAATACGTTTCGTACAATCCTTACTGGGAAAATAACAGAGCAGGGCTATCAGCATTCATAGAAGAGCTCGCTCATTCAGAACCTTACGAATACGGAACGCCTGCAGATCTGGTGTCTTTGGCTACTGTATGCGGCATTAGGGGAGCAAGCACGGAAAGGAGACCAGAATGCGAATAACTTTTCTAGGAAATTTTATCTCAGAATTTTCCAGCGAGACGCATCACTCGAAAACTTTGAAGCACATGGGGCACGAAGTAGTTGAGCTTCAAGAAGGACAAACGACCAAAGAGAAGTTCTTAGAGGAAAGTCTAAACTCGGATTTGGCCGTAGTCGTTCATACTCACTCAATGGTTACTCCTGGAAATTTAAGCTGGAAAAAGATTTCTAAAAAGCTTCGAAAGAAAGGCATACCGCTGATTACTTATCATCTTGATCTGTGGTTTGGTCTTGAACGGCAAAAAGACTTAGAGAATGACGAGTATTACAAGAACCTGCATTATTTCTTCACCGTTGATAAATTGATGGCCGATTGGTTTAACAAAAATACTAAAGTCAAAGGTTTTTATTTGCCTGCTGCCGTCTACAAGGGCGAAGTTATTATGATGAAACCTCAGCCTGTTAGTTTTGACATCATCTTTACTGGAAGCGGGCACTATCATCCAGAATATCCGTACAGACAACACCTGATAAATTTTTTGAAGTTAAAATACGGAGACAAATTCTTGCATATCGGAAGCGGCGGCGAGATCGGACAACTAAGAGGGCTGGAGTTGAATCAAGCTTATCGAAATGCCAAAGTAGCTGTCGGAGATACTTTGTGTCTCGGTTTCACATATCCGTATTATTTTAGCGACAGATTGTTCGAGCAGCCTGGCCGAGGAGCTTTTCAAATCTTTCCTGATATTAAAGGCGTTGAAGATATGTACGAAGACGGCAAGGAAATTGTTCTCTACAGACACGGAGATTTAGACGACCTTGGGAAGAAGATCGATTACTATCTTGAGCACGAACAAGAGAGAGAAGAGATACGCCAGAACGGCTTTAATAGAACAAAAAAAGAACACACTTACACAAACAGATGGGAGGTTATTCTGAATGAGTTGTTCAGTTGATATCGTGTGGCTTGAACCTAGCAGAACGCTCGACCAAATTTTTCTGCATGATATGGTTGACGGCAAAGTCTGGAAAACGCTGAATTGGTTTCCGCTCAAAGAGACTACTATAGATAAAGTAGAGGAAGGCGCGGTAGTTGTTGTCCCCGGGCAGTTTTGGTCGGTCGAGCAGGTCAACAAAAAGATTAGGCCTCTAGACTGGGTCTTAATAGTTATCGTAGCCGACGAGGAGAATTTGTTCGAAGTAGACAGATTGTCTCATCCTAATATGAAACTATGGGTTCAAACACCGCGGGCTAACAAGAACTATGGGGACGCCACTCTGTTCGGAGTCGGATACGGTCACGCTGCAGAACACCGAGAACTGAAAGAAAAGACTAATGACATATTTCTCAGCGCCCAAGATACTCACGAACGTCGGCACTCGATGTTTGATATGTTGAGCAAGTATCTGCAGGGAGGGGCTTCAGGCGTTTTGAATCGCACAGAAGGGTTCACGCAAGGCTTCGATGAGGACACATACTTTAATTACATGAATATGTCTAAAATTGCCCCCGCGCCTGCTGGTGCGTGTTCCCCTGACTCTTTCAGGCTCTACGAAGCCCTAGAGTCAGGAGCTATTCCGATAGCTGATGATGTTTCGCCGCGGAAGGACTACAATTCAATCGGGTATTGGAATAAGCTGTTTCCAGACAAACCGTTTCCTGTTATCGGACGAGACGAAGTGTCTCCTATTATTGACGAACTGAGAAAAGACTTTCAACACAAAGCTAACAAAGTTTTCTCTTGGTGGATTCAACAGAAGAAAAATTATGTGGAAAAGTTCTACTCAGACATTGACGAATTGGCTGGGCGAGAGCGCAAGCCAGCGTTAGATGAGGTCACAGCTATCGTCACTGTGAGCCCTTGGAAGGATAACCCAAGTACTGGGATATTCGAAAAATGTATCAAGAGTATTCGAGACACTTTTGGCGGTATCGACATCATTGTAACTTTTGACGGCGTGAGGGAAGAACAAGCTAGTATGCGTGACGCCTACGAGGAGTTTGTTCGCCGCGCTCTGTATCTGTGCAATGAAGATGGCGCTATTCTGCCGATAGTTTTCGACAAGCATGTTCACCAAGTGGGGGCAACCAGAGAAGCTCTAAAGAAAGTGCAGACCGACCTGATTTTATTTGTTGAGGGAGATACCGCCCTCACTGTGGATCCAGAGGAAGCTCTAGAAATTTCTTCTTTAGTGGGGTACGACTACGATTTGATTAGGTTTTATCACTTCGATGAAATTCCGGATGAGCATCGATATCTCATGAGGGATTGGCTTACTCTATCAGCGGGCTCTTTGGTAGAGACTGTTCAATGGAGCCAGCGTCCTCATTTGGCCACCAAAGATTTTTATGATAAAATTATGGGGTATTTCTCTGATAACGCCGATTGCTTTATCGAGGACAAAATACACGGGGTGGCGCAAACACCTGAATTCGACGGGAGAATGGCTATCTACATTTCCGATTGGGGGGCGACATCTGTACACCTCGATGGAAGAAAAGGTCTAGAAAAGTATGACGAGAGGCAGGTGTTTTGAGACTAACAATTATAGCTAGATGCGACTTGACAGGGTTGGGCAACCAAAGCCGAAATTGGGTCAGGTTTCTAAAACCCAACAAAGTAGTGGTCATCGATTCCACTCCGTTTAACGGTAATGAACAGCATCCAGAATGGTATCAGCACGAGAATACTATGACTATCGATGGGTTTATAGACGATTCCGAAATTGATAAGATTCTCGAGGATACTGATATATTGCTTACTTTCGAGATTCCGTATAACTATAATCTGTTTGCTCGGGCCAAAGAACTGGGCATCAAGACTGTTCTTCAGAACAACTGGGAGTTCACCGACTATTTACAGCAGACCTTGCCGCGTCCTGACCTATTTATGAGCCACTCGTACTGGCACCTAGACGACCAGAGAGTTTTGTTGGGCAAATCGTGGTATGTGCCAACGCCAGTGTTTATAGACGACTATGCGCATATCTATGCAGACAATCTTCTTCTACGAAGACCCACACCAAAGTTCTTGCATGTGGCTGGCAGGCAGACTGTAAGGGATAGGAATGGCACGCTTGACCTTATCAAGACTGTAGAAAGTATTCCAGACAGTGTTAAATTTCAGTTAGTCATAAAAACCCAGACTGCAGAAATCGGAGAAACTCACGACCCAAGGATTGTTATAGACAGAGACTCCCCAGAAGACGAGAAAGAGCTCTATCGGGGTTTCGACGCAATGATTATGCCGCGCAAGTTTGGCGGAGCATGTATGCCTATGACAGAAGCGTTAGCCGCTGGACTGCCAGTTATCATGACTAACGTAGAACCAAACGATAGAATACTGCCAAGAGAGTGGCTAGTTAGCACTCACGAAGAAGAACCCCTGATGACCAGAACCCTGATATCTGTCGATCAGGCCAACCAGCGTGAACTGAGCGATTTAATTGTTAAATTTGCCAAACGCAGTCTAACCGAGAGGAGGGCAGACTCAAAAAGGGCAAGAGAAATAGCCGTGAAGGAGTATTCTCCAGAAAGCGTGCTGGCTAAATGGAAATTTATAATGTCTAAGCTGAGGAAAATATGAAAGTTTTAGCAGTAGGAGATATCCATACAAAAAAAAGGATTGTCGATAAAGTAGATGAAATTGCCGACAATTACGACAAGGTCGTTTTGATTGGTGATTACGCAGACGAGTGGAAAGCAAAAGCCATGGACAACATCAATATATGGCAGGCAGTCAGGGGGTTAGAGAAGAAGCATGGAAATGTTACAGCCCTGATGGGCAACCACGACTATAGTTATGCTCTTACGTCTAACATGTTCGGCGGTAGAATTAGCGAGATAACTTACTTCATTTTGAAAAATCCAGAAAACAAAGACTTGGCAGAGTGGGTTTCCAACCTGCCAGTTCATACAACTATAGACAATGTCACCTATTCTCATGCAGGCATCACAGAAAAGTGGCTTAATTCTAGCCAAAAACTCACGCTTAACTGCGGGCCTCTTTGGGTGCGCCCGACTAAGAACACTGTTTATGCGCCGGGCAAGCAGGTGTTTGGACATACCCCCGGCAAAACCTGTCATGAGGTCAGGCCTGGCGTGTGGTGTATCGACACTTTTTCGAAGAATGTCTACGGACGTGATGTGGGCGACCATACTGTGCTTGAGATAATAGACGGGGAAGAGTTCAATGTATTCAAATTCTAAGATTATTGCTGTGTTACCCATCTCTAGGATGAGGTATATCGACAGAGTATTGCAATCTCTAGAGAGCCAAACTCTAAAGCCAGAAATGCTCTGCGTGATAGTCGATAAAAAATTAGACCCCGCTGAAGACAAAAGACTCAAAGAACTCTTAGATAAACTCACAATGCGAGTTGTCATAGGTGAATCTCCTAACGAGCAGGTTGGTTCTGGCATTGAAGAACGTAGGCAGAATATTTCTAATCTGCACAATAGCTTTCAAGACTTAATCGGCCACGCCATGTACGGGTTAAGTCCAGAAGAGTTTTTCAAGTACAGGTGGGTATTCAGTCTTGAAGATGATGGCATTTTACCTCCGTATGCGATTGAGCGCCTGCACAAAATAGCGGAAAAGAACGACGCTGGGTTAGTCTCTGGGGTAGAGTTAGGCAGGTGGGGGCTACCCTATGTCGGAGCATGGGAAGCAGATAACTACGAGAGCCCCCAGAGGGTAACTTCCCTTAAAATCAAGGCCAACTCTGTCGATGAGATAGACGCTAGCGGTCTGTATTGCGCGCTTGTGAGATTGTGTTCTTACATGAAGCACCAGTTTCATTGTGACAATGGTTTGGGCCCCGACGTTAACCTGGGTCTGTTCCTCAGAAACAAAGGGTTTAAGAATTATATAGACTGGAGTGTAAAGGTGACTCATTTAACCCGTGATTTTGATGGCGAGAAAGAAATTCCAGCTGATAGCGAGTCTCATCAAGTGGAATTGTTCAAAAATGGCAGCGAATGGTCATGTAAAGTATTGCAAGAATAAGCTTTTTGCTGTATTATAAGAGTAAGGGGAGCATCACCTACGACTGGTAACCCAAAAAAATAGAGAACATTAGTTCAATTGCACCTCACCTCACATTACTGAAAAATCTCGCAGCTTCCCTTGCCATAGAATTTATTTTAAGAATACAAAATAACCAAGAAGGATTGAAAATGAACCACGAATTATCTCGAGGAGAGAAGACACCTGAAGATAACTTTCTTGAGCGCCTGGACGCCGATGGCATGGTAGATTATATTTTGAGCCTAGGTATGCAGGCCACAGAAATCGAAAGAAAAATGAATAACGCCTCTCTTGTGCTTGAGCAGAGGTTCGGCACAACAGTCGAAGAAGTGCTAGGTAGAAAAAATGAACAAACAGAAAGTAGTAATTCTTAAATCTTTACCAGCCGCTGGAAAGAGTACCTACGCCCGCAAATGGGTTTCCGAAGACCCCAACAACCGAGTTATGGTAGAAAAGGACGAGATTAGAAAAAACTCGCAATTATTTAAGGACGGAGTGTACAACCACAAAAGAGGTGATGAACGCCTGGTCATTCGAGAAAGAGACCATCTTATCCGAGAAGCTTTATCTCAGGGCAAGAGTGTTATATCTTCTGATACTAACCTAGCCAGAAAGCACAGCAAAGCAATATCTAAAATCGCACGAGAGTTTGGTGCTTCAGTGGAGACCAAAGAGTTTCTTGGTGTTCCGCTCGCAGAGTTGATAAAAAGAGACGCTGAGCGCGAAAATAGCGTTGGGGAACAAGTTATACGTAAGATGTTCCACATGTTCGTCAAGAAGATGCCGACTTTTCTAGAGTATGACCCTGCGCTAGACTGGGTATTAGTGTGCGACCTAGACGGGACTTTAACAAATGGTCCCAAAGACCGCTCTCCATACGATTGGTCAAAAGTAGGAAATGACGATATCAACTTGGGTGTCGCGGCTATTTTGGACAGTATGCAGGTTGTCCACGGAAAAAACGGGGTCAATGATATGAAGACCTTTATCTTCTCTGGACGTAGTGAGGTTTGCCGAAAAGAAACCGAGGAGTGGTTAGAGCATAATTGCGTTGACTACGATAAGCTTGTTATGCGCGCTGAGAACGACCGGCGCAAAGACTTTGTTGTAAAGAGCGACTTTTTAGAGAAATATATAAGAGGAAAGTACAATATTCTGGTTTGGCTAGATGACCGCCCACAAGTAGCCACTCACCTAAGAGACTATTATGGTGTAAACGTTCTTCAGAGAGGCGATACAAGGTATGAGTTCTGAAATATCGATGACTAACACTGGCGAATTAGAGGTCAGCAACAGAAAGCGGCGCAGAACCTTTTCGAAATCTGGCCCAAACCATACGAAGAGCACATGGTCACGCCAATCTAAGAAGAAATTGAAACGCAAACGTAAGTTAGGGAGAAAATAAGTGGAGAAAAAACTACTAAAAGCAGAAAAAACAATCAAAAAAATAATGCGCAAGGTGTTCAAGAACTCTTTGTTAGATTATTCTGTCCAGGTCACGGTGTCCAGCCTCGAACCAAGCAAGATCAAGTATGGAGTATTCATTTCCTCGCCGAGCAGGCATGTTCAGGACGTGACATTCATGTTTGACTCGTTCGAAGAACTGGATAAAACACTTCAAGAGTGTCTCAAGGAGTGGAATTATGCAGAAATCCAGAAAACTGACCTGCAGTCACGAGCTAACTCTTTTCGAAGCCGCGCTGACGACATAGAAGCCCGAATCAAAGATATCGATAAATACGGACTTGACAAAGATGGGTTTCTAAACAAACCAGAGAAGGAGTCCGCAGAATGAGTCTTGTGGCTTTAATTTTTGGTGGGTTAATCACCTGGAGACTATCCTATATGCTGGTTAACGAGAGCGGCCCTCTGCTAATTTTTGATCGGCTGAGGGCATGGGCAGCTAAATATCAGACAAAGGGGGGACTATTTGACTTATTGTCGTGTGTGTACTGTACTAGCATGTGGATAGGCGCTGTGAGCTCGCTATTCGTCGCCAGAAGCGTTTCAGAGTTCATTGTGTATACTCTATCGTTTTCTGCCGTAAGTTCGTTTATAGAGCGTCTCACGACCTCACAAGCCTAATTCCCTTTTTCTGGTTACAGTCCCAGCAAGTAATAACTAAATTGGAGTAAGCAGATGTCCCCCCTCTGAATAGAGGCTTGACGTGGTCTGTGACCCAAACCCCGCGAATCGGTCTATGGCAGTAGTAGCATAGACCTTTTTGTTTTACCTTGTACTGATAGGCGCGCCACCTTTTGAAAGCTTTTGTATTTTTCTTTCGCTCGAAAGCACTTCTTTTTCTTCTCAAGACAGATGGAGAAACCGCCCCTATAGACTTCTTGGTTACTTTTACTAGTTTTCCGCGTCTTTTTACATACATAATCTTATTATACTTGACACTGTCAGTTTGGTCTGCTAGTATTGAGCATGAGCTCTTTAAGCCTAGGCAACATCAACTTAGAAAGGAAGGTGTATGAAGAACAACAATAAAGAAGCAGCCGCTCGTATAGTCCAAGAGCGTATGTTGAGTCAGAAGTCTAAGAATATACCATTCGCGGAAATCTGGCGTGTTATACTAGGGATAGGGCAACTATTGGTAGTTGTGAGCATTATCTACAGCACCGCGATTGTCATGATTGGCGTGAACAGTGCTGAGTCGAAAATACTACTTGTGCCGCAAGTCGTATTCGCCCTAGCCATTCTTGTTAAAGCATTTTCTAAATTGAATAAATAAGGAGATATTTGACAGCCCAGCTCACACGATAAATCGTACGTGCTGTCTGACTATGTGTATCAAACGAATCACTATAGTCTTTGGGCTCGCAGCTGTGGTAGCGCTCAGCTATATCGGGTACAAAGACGTTGTACGGACGTGGCACTCCGTACAATCCCAACAGACTAAAGTCAAAACTCTGCATGCGAAAAGCACAGAGTTAAACAAAAAGATCAAGACTGTTGTAGAGACGAAGAGAGAAGCACAGAAAAAATCAGAGAAACTCGACCAGGAAAAAACAGTCCTTGATACAGAACGGCAAAAGCTCAAGAAAGAGCTAGAGGCTGTGGAGCAATCGGGGGTGTAAAATGCGTAGATATGTAGTTTGCATTCTTGTGGCAGCGGCACTGGCTAACTCCGTCGTCATGAACAGAGGGGTTTTTGCACAGGAAGTTCCTAAAACTGGAAACGCCGACCTGTCAGTGGTGACTATCGACAGACAAAGCGAGGTTGATTCTGCGGAGAAGATGGTCGCGGACGTCAAACAAACTCTAGAGTCGAATAAGAAAGAGGCCCAGCTAGTCGAGAAAAAGGTGGAAGAATCCGCCAAAGAGATTCAGCAGATAAAGTCTGAAATTGAGGAGCTGAAGTCCAGGATAGCCGAGAAAAAGGCTGAGAAAGAGCGCAAGAAACGCGAAGCAGCATCAAAAACGGTGTCGATAGGAAAATATGCCGCTAACTCAGCAGGCAATGGTTATGCAGCGGGTAACTGCACATGGTATGTCAAGTCACGACGACCAGACATTGGAAGCTATTGGGGTAATGCTAACCAGTGGATAGCCAGCGCTCAAGCTGCGGGGTTCTCGACAGGAAGTGCACCTAAACAAGGAGCCATAGGAGTATCGTTCGAAGGCTACTATGGACATGTCGTATACGTCGAAAGTGTGTCTGAAGATGGCAGCACAGTCAATCTCAGCGAGATGAACGCTAAGGGGCTGGGGGTGATAAGTTCCCGCACAGCGCCGGCCTCTAGTTTTCGATACATTTATTCGCACGCTTAAAGCATGAGCACCTCTTGACTGCGGAGGTGCTTTTTATGTATAATAAGATTATGGTGGCAGAAGGATACGAAGAAGAGGACAAGAGAGAAGCCGAGGCTGAATCTCAACTTCTGGAGCTATTGCAGTCATGAAAGACTGGTCTGGTAATAGTCGCGCACCTTTTGCTGCGCTGGGCTCGTCTGAGCATTCTGCAAGAGCGAGAGCGCAGAATGATTACTATGCGACTGATCCTAAAGCCATAGACGCTCTGAACAAGTTGCTGCCTTTGAACGGGCTGCATATTTGGGAATGCGCTTGCGGGGAGGGCCATCTCAGCAAGCGAATGGAGCAGTTGGGCGCTAAAGTTGTTTCTACTGATTTATATGATCGAAACTATGGGACGCCTGGAGTTGATTTTCTCAAACAGACTAGATTACTAGCACCTGTCATAGTCACCAATCCGCCGTACAAATATGCTCAAGAGTTCGTTGAGAAGTCTTTAAGGCTTGGGGCTGATAAGGTTTGCATGTTTTTGAAGCTCACTTTCTTAGAAGGGCAGAAGCGACGTAGCATGTTTGACATTGCCCCCCCCAAGACGGTAGCTGTGTTCAGTAAGAGAATACAAGTAGCTATCAACGGAGACTCTGAAGAGTTTAAGAAAGGCAGCGCTGTATGTTATGCCTGGTATATTTGGGAACAAGGATATAAAGATAAACCTAGGATAGAATGGATTTGAGGAGAATATATTTATGAAGAAAACTGTAATAGACCTCCCTGCAGTAGAAGAGGTTGCCCGAATCGCTACAACTTTAGATTTAGCGAGCAAACTAGATAACGCTGCGATTACTAGATTAAACAGTTCCAAAGACAAAAACTCTACGCCAAAAGTCGGACAGGTTTGTGGCATGAACTTGCTGCTAGACCTGTCAGATATTCCAGAAGAGCTAAGATATGAAAAATACTTTGAGGCTCGTACTATACTTGAGGATATTACGAAAAAGGAGCTAAAAGATGAATGATCGTAAGAGAAATCGCGTTGAAGACCTAGTAAGGGCAATCGACCACGCGAAAGAAAAAATATCGTATTGGGAAAGGCTCAGGGAGAGCGGCGATTATGATATTCTCATAAGGCGTAACTCGAGCGACGCAGAGCCTGAAGTAATCGAAAATGGGCACGATATTGTGAGGCAGCTCGTTTGTGACTATAGGCGAAGCCTCTGGAGGTATAACGAAGAACTAGACAGACTGCTTGCTCCAAAGGTTGCGGGAAATGAGCAGTATGAGCCACGTAAGAGGTGGTTCTTCAGAAAAAAGTAAAAGAAAACCGCCCTTGAGGCGGTTCTTCAACTTTCCTAAGCACCTGGCAGAGTCGCTGGCCACGCGTCATCGGTAGTATAGCGAACATAGGTTGTTTTGTATTTACCAATAGAAGCTTGTGTTTTTACTTGGTCGCGCGTTAAAGATATACGTCCTGAATGAGATGTCCCTGGGCCAAGACCTGCATTGATATAAACGCCACCAGGAATTTGAAACCCTTCAGGTAGTCTATCAAACATTTTCGTTTCAGTCGCCGACACAAATTCTGAAGAACTCATAGAAAACTCTACTATATCACCACAACGCTTAACTTTAATTGTAGTTGATGCAATATTAGCCGGCAACTGGTTAGGCGTAATATTTAGCCAACCAGTATCTCCATAGTCTACTGCCCAGCCATTGACTGAATTTCCGCCAGTCTTTTTAACCCAACGGATAGCGCCATTAGTAGCGTCTCTATCTATATAAGTTGAGCCAACTGGCGCTAGAACTTTGCCGTTTGGCATACCATTACCTGCTATCATCGCGACGTCGCTTGCGCCAAAGGTCAATTTAGAACTTTCGAGCCTTAATTCTCCTGCTAGAAAAGTAACCACTTTTCTCATGCCTACAGCGCTGTTAGTGGATATAATAACAGCGCCTAAGGCTCTCTGGCGCTCAAACATCATAGCCTGAATCTGCGCATACCTGGTTTTGGTATTAGCTGAATTCTGCGCATTAAATATAATGGTATTTTGAGTGCCACCGCCCATGTGAGACATATTTAATTCTTGCCACCCAGATGTTGAAGTGGTCGTCAATTCAAGCGGGTTTGTAGTATTTGTCGATAATACTAGGTTACCGGTCATCGTATCGCCAGCTTTATCGACTTTGCTTTGCAAGCCCTCGTCTATCCTCTTCGTAAGAGCCGTATTCTGGCTATCTACGTAGTGTTTGTCAGCTTTTGAGGTGTGCAGCATGGCGTATCTAGTGTCTACATATGAGACATCAGCTTTTAAGGCTAAGTTTGGTTTGTTGGTTAACTGGTTGTAGTCGGTAGTGCTAAGCTCTTCGAAAGCACTCCCGTTAAAAACATATAATTTTCCCATTTAGATATTCCCCCTCAAGGTTAAACATGGTACAATAGGTACATGGATATAACTGATTCTGAAAAACAAAGGTTTAGAAGTAAATATATTATTGCTGACGGAAAGGATGGCTGCTATCTTTGGCAGTCGCCTTTGGACAAGGACGGCTATGAAAGTTTTTACTTCAAAAAGAGAAACAGGCGTGCTCATCGTGTCGCCTATTTTATGGCCGTCGGACCTATACCGGACGGCATGTACGTCGACCATATCTGTCGGCATAGAAACTGCGTGAACCCGTCTCACTTGAGATTGGTGACCCCGCGAGAAAACGCGCTTGACAACTCTCGCAGCATTAGTGCGCTTAATGCTAGAAAAACCCATTGCAAGAATGGACATCCCTTTGACAAAAAGTATGGCAACCAGCGATATTGCTCTATTTGCGATAAAGAAAAGAAAGAAAGACTCCGCAAAAAATGGAAAGCCGAAGCTGATTTGGTTAAGTGCTAAGGTTTGTACCATAAATCTCCTTTTTTTGGATTACTAGGTGGTGTATCTGATATAGTCAAAGGGTTTTCCCCTTTTTCGCCTTTCGGGCCGACAAGTTTAGCTAACTGCTCGGCTGTAAAGTCGCTGTATTTGAATGGCTCTCCCTTAGCGCCGTCAAAATAATCAACGCCCTTGATAGGGGTATATCCGGCATCTCCGCGTTCCCCTTTGGGTCCGCGTACGTCAGTAATCTTGTAAGAATTTCCATCGGTTAAGTTGACTTTCATGTCATATTGACCATCTTTTTGAACATTAGAAATGCCAACTCCGTCTTTTCCAGCCTCGCCGCTATATCCGCGTTCTCCGCGCTCACCGCGTTCTCCCTTGACGGACGAGGTCGTGTATCTTGTGCCATTAGTCAAAGATATACTGAGACCATGAGTGTTGTGATCCAATTCCACATTGGCGATCCCAACTCCGTCTTTTCCGGCCGGCCCGACTGATCCGGGATTCCCGTCCGATCCGCGTTCTCCGCGCTCACCGCGTTCTCCGCGCTCACCGCGTTCGCCGCGCTCCCCGCGAGGTCCTCTCATTTCCGCTTTTTGGGCTGGGGTTAAATTTTCATACTTCAGTGGCTCTCCGGGATCTCCTTTCTCGCCGCGTGGCCCGACCCGTCCGATTGCCGCCTCGCCAATCTCAAAGACTTGCGGAGTGTTATCTATAATTACTTCAATATCAGCCATTTCCTCTCCTTATATCACTGTAGACTGTTACTCTCAGATAGTTAGCTTTGTTCGGCAGAGTTAATACCTTTCCATTGGCGTAGCGCAGCTCAAATTCAGCTACAAGCTTCACTCGTTTCGGGCAGCAGAAGTTAATACCGTTGGTATCTGCTGGATCGATAGCAAGTTCAAATATTCGGCAATCAACTCCTCTGCTGTTTGGCTCTGTTTTGCCGGTATCGGTTAGTTCTTTTTTGATTACAGCCTGAGTATCAGCCATATCATCGTCTGGTCTATTTTTTGCCATGAAATAAACACGCAGTCCAGCCTCGTATACACTGAGCGGGACTGCCAGGGTTTTGCGTATTGTGTCTCCTCGTTTTATATCCATTTTTGTTTTTACCGTTTTATTATTTGTTTGGTTCTTTCTTGGGTATTGGTTGAGCGTTCACAAATGGGTTTACTACACCGTCGCTATCGCATTCAAAGTTAAAGGTTAGACAGCACTTGCGACACCTGGCTTCTCCTGAAGAGTTGGGTGATACTTTAACGCACAATGAATTGCAGCGATAAAGCTTTCCATCAGATTTAGATAATCTCTGAAAAGGGCATCGTACTGGGAATAGTTTTTTCTTTTTGTCTTCGTAGTCCATTTGTTTTTTCTCCTTGGCTCGTGGCCATTTTATTGGTGCTCTAGTAACGCCTCAAGCTCTGCTGGGTTCCACCCGCATACGTAGTTTTCTCCGACTTCTACAATAGGCAGACTTCTCGCCCTTGTCTTTTCTATAAGTTCATCACGCAGGAAAGGGTTCTTATCAATGTCAACCTCCTCGTAATCAATGCCTTTGGACTTGAGATACCTCTTAACCATCTGGCAGTATGCGCACCCCTGTGCTGTGTAGACTTTTATCATAAAACCCTTTCCTTGACGGGGCAACACCCCTTTACTCTATTATAACAAAAGAGCGCCCAATGAAGGGCGCCCCTTGTCAGGTGCTCAGAGGCAGAACCTCCGATGATACTGTTGGCTCCTCTCTACTTTGCTCCACCAGGTAGGCTAGCGCTACACTTCCAAGGTTCCGTTTGAAATGCTCGTCCTCGAGTGTGGCTAAGTACTCCTGGCTCAGAGCCTGTAGACCTAGGGCCTCACGATACTCGTTTATTAGCTCGTCGTCTGTGAATTGCTCGACCATCTGAGCTATCGGTGTTGGTTTTCTCTCCATCTGCCCACTTCCTCGCTTTCTCGTAGAGTGATTCGGCAGCGCTCATCAATCGAGACATTGACGCAACAAACGCAGCTACGGCTGTCATCTGACCAGCCAGTCCGATGGTCCGCATAAGGCTTTGAAACTCTGGTAGAGCTACGACGGCCGAAGCTAGTATTCCCACCCCGACAAGAGCCTGTACAAATGTCCGTATCATGCGCCCGTTCGCCGTCTCTGTGCTGAGCGCTGCCTTTAAGTTGTTAATGATATTTTCCACTATTTGTTCCCCTTTCGCCCGCTCTTGTAGATACCGAACATGGTGAGTAGGAACAAGCCAGCTGTAGCTAGTATACCACTAATCGCGTTAATTTTCACGTATGCATCATTGGATAGTATAGCGACAGCCGCCTGCGGAGCAATCGCACTCGCGCCCAGCAAGGTGTCTCCTACAATATAAATGATTAGTTTTGTCCGTTTGCTGATTCCCGCGGTTAGTTCCTTAGCGATATCGCTTTCTGCTAGCTCTTCGGTCTTGGCAATCTGTTGTTGCGCTAGTTCTGCTAGTTTTGTGGAGTCTTCTAGACTCAAAGTTGGTTTTGCCATTTTGTTCTCCTTTGTTTTTTCCTCAGTTGTACCCGCTCTTTTGTCTCTCGTGTCTTCTGGGGCCTCTGGCGAGGTTACAGAGGCTATTTTCTTTAGTTCTTCAAGAGTAAGCTTGCTAGTAGAGAAGTCTAAGTTGCCACCAAAACCATCAATTTTGCCGGTCTCAGTGTATTGGTGAATCAGTGAGCCATGAGCGTAGTTGTCTTTCGTCCCGTAGTTTGGGTACCAATCAACTCGCTCTAAGCCCAGTCTTGAAATAACCGCATCTCCACCATAAACGAAGACGGTTTTACCAGTTTTTTGTAAAACTATATTGTCGAATAGTTTAAGTTGTTCTGGAGTACCCTCAAACTCAGGCTCGAGATCGACAAATAGCAGTGGGGCGTTTACTAGCTTCTGGGCTTCAGCAAATCGTTCCGCCTCAGCTTTAGCTTCTTCATCGGTTGAAAAGTACGGGAGCCAGTAAATACCTAGCAATTTGTCACCTGCGGCTTCGGCAAACTTGACTAGCTTAGGGTCAATTTTGTTGGCATCGCCGCCATATTTCTGTCCAACGTGTCCTGCCTTCAAGATTACGCCACCAAATTTATGGAAGTGGGCAGAAACTTCGTCTGGCTGGTTGTTCGACACGTCAAGAATTATTTTGCTATAATCAACAGATTCTGTGGTTGGGGCATCTTGTTTAATCTCTGGTAAATCGTGCACGCTTGAATCGGTGAATGCGCCACTGTACAGATAAAGTCCGTTATTCTTTGAAACAAACCAGATATCATTTCCAGGCTCAACGGCTTCACCGCGCGTCCAACCCTTCATTTCTACAGTTTTGCCGCCTTCGACTGTTTGTGCAACTTCGCTTGAAGTGGTCGGTGCTTTCCTGGCTCGTACCCCCTGTGATGTTGCTGTGCGTTCTGTGGGATTAGTCTTTGGAGTGAGGTCTGGCAAATCGTGTGTGCCTTTGTCTTCGAAAGCCTCTGCAGACATATATTTACCGCTTCTGGCGGTCACAAACCAAGTAGTGTTTCCGTCCACAGGCTCTCCCTGTACCCAGCCTTTCATCTCTACAGTGTCACCAGCCGTAATTTGCTGAAAAATACCACTAGCAGTGTTGGGCTCGTCTCGAGCGTTTACTGTTACTACCGCCTTTCGTTCTTTAGGAGAAACTGGTTGGGTATACCCGATAATCTTCTCTGGGCGTGGGCGTAACCACCCCTGCGTGAGAACACCGCCGACTATGTAGTTAGGCCAGTATTTCTTGCGAGCCGGTATCTGCAGGAACCCGTCTTGTTCTAGCACGGTTACCCCGTTGGCGTCCGCCGAATAAACAACAGCTATGTGTCCTGCTGGGTTCCCGGGCATAGCCCCCCATGTGATAATATCTCCTGGTTGAGGGATAAGGTTTGGATCATTAGGGTTGTTGGCTATTTTTATAAAGTACTCGTCGTTAGCGCCATTAAAAGCGTCGGCGGCGTCGTTCGGGCGAAGAGTGTTTTGCCAATCCCCGAATAAGTGGATGCAGTAGGCGTCGGCTAGATCCTTGCAGTTATGATGTCCATGTCCCTCTGCAATGTAGGTTTTATCTCCGTCTAGCTCAAGAACACTGACCTCCGCTGGGGTAGTGTCTTCTGATTTATACAAAACTGGCAAGCTTGCCGTGCACAAGTTTCCTTTGTCATCAATCTTGACTGTACTGATGTGCTCGCCCTCTTTGATGTATTTGGCTTCTTTGAACACTCGTTCGTCATTATGCCATACTTCGAATAAATGCTCTGTGGACGCTCTGAGCGTCGCCTGAGCGGTTTTAATCTCATAGACGGGTAAGATAGCCTTCTGGTTGCTTATGACGGTATTTACCCCGCCACGAGTAGAGCGAACCTTGTCTCCGAGTACTAAATCGCCGACAGGTTTCTTTGACCCGTCAGCCATGAGAACTTCAGCGTCGAGAGTTAGACATTGTAACCCGTAAGCCCCGTCAGGATTAAAAGCCTGTCCCTCTGCTGAGTTTAGCCAATCTGTTATTCTGCTCACGCGTTACTCCTTTGGTTTAATTTTAGCTGTCTCTTCGTTTATCTTCTTTATAATAAGCTGCTGGGTATTTGACTGTCCGTATACATACATCGCTACCATCAAGATTAGCGCCCCTAGCCCGGTTATCTTGATAATCATCGCAACTAGCTTCTTCTCTCCTGGCGCGATGGCTTTCATGAATATATTACCGTCGATGGTTTGGTTTCTTTCTTCAATTCGCTTGACACGATTTTCGAGAACTTCTAAATCAGAACGTGTAGCAAATTTATTGAGCTTTTCCTCAATTCTGTCCAAAACGACGGTGTGGTTGTCCATGGACTCTCTAACATGCTTAAGGTCTGATTTCATCTCTCCGAATTCAATTGGGTTTATGTTTTCTTTCATCTCTAGATACCTCGGCTCTTCGCCACCAATTCTATAGTCACTTGTCCATAGCGGCACTCAGTCAGAAACTCTACCTCGTGGTCGGCGGCGTAGTATACAGCTGTCTTATGGGTACTAGTCTGGGTGTCCCAAAAGGTCACGGTAAAGTAGTCTGTATTAACAGCGTTTGATAGGGCCATCGCTTCGTCAAAAGACAAACTTCTCGTCGTCAATGAAATATTTGGGTATATACCAATGAGCGTAGCGGTGACGACACCATCCATATTGCGATTGGCATTCTTCCAAAGCTTGTTATATGTGAGTTTATACTGAGCTATCTGGCTGGAGTCTAGAGAGACTCCATTGATCGTTACTATGGGGTTTATTTGAGCCATTTTTTTGTTTCTCTCTCTTTATATTATAGCAAAACGCAGCCCTGGAGGACCGCGTCAGACTCTATTCTTCGGTTGTATTCTAGGCCTCTCCTATCGCAATCCAAGACACAGCGTGCTGGGCATAGCCGAAATTATTTACCGATGTTGCCACCAAGACACACCCTGTATTTGTAATCTTAGACGCTTCAACATGGTTACCTGCACCGACTGGGGTTATAAACTCGGGCAAACGATTGCCAGCTACCGAGTCTTTATAGCCGTTGAACCCAGCCATGATCGCGTGTACTTCTGTAAAGGCTTTCGGAAAAGTAATCGGCGTTTGCATAAGTTTTGTACTATTACCCAAAAACTGCGTCCAGCCAAATTGGATAGTCAGCTTACCAATAGTAACGATTTGGTTGTGGTTCTTGCCCGCGAACATTGACGCAAGGTCGATTTTTTCTGGTTTCACGGACTTGTTGTCGAGTCCCGTTCCCCTAGCAAGCGATTCAATATTCTCGTTCATATTGTCAAGAAATTCCGCTGTAAGCGGGGTGAAGGGAACAGCATCAAGATTTTGATGAGGCAATGACATATTTTTCTCCTAATCTAGGTAGACGAACGAACCAATAGTCGATGTGCCGTTTATCTTGTCCACGGTCACGCGGTTGGAGGCTTGGTCGAGTCTATCTTCTACTTCTTTTTTGTTTTTGTTTGTTGTCCACACGAACAGCGAAAACTCTCCAGCATCATTTTTGTAATTCTTACCGTAAGAGTAAATAGGTTCAGCTTCCGATGATTCCACCATAATACCGTTCTTGAGGTATGGATAGCCGCCAGTGTATTTTTTGACTGTAAAACCTGAGTTCCTGAGAACCCGATACACGCCAATCCGATTGTGTTCTGCATATCTGTTCATAACTATATTATAACATTTTAGTACGGAAACGTCATCGCTCTAGCTTCGACAGTAAATGTTTCAGCAGCGCCTACATAGGTGAGCACCCCATTATATACATTGGACACACTCATCGAACAAACAGCTGTGCCTGTAGATTGCAGCCACCCCACAATCATGACCGTCATAGGCGTCACTTCTCCAGTCGGCAGTCGAAAATTTCTCATTAGCGCCATAGACGATGAAGTGACTTTTCTGTTCGGGTTTGTCGAGCTGCTAACAATCAATCGAAGAATCCCGACGCTTTCCAAGGGCATCTCTTTTTTTTGAATATAGATACTGTTTGGCGGTATAGTGAGACCTGTCGGCAAATTCAACTGTGCGGACGAGCTTCCGGTGTGACTGATAGTCGCGTAGTCGCTGCTTATGTTGAAATCGTCTGGGTAATTATTCATCTGCGTATATCCTGTAGTAGTATGTGCGGGGCGTGTTATTGATGTCCTTTTGTGTTATTGTCAGATTCTGCGAGTCGATAATCACGTTAGTACCATAATCGCTAGGCTCAATGGAAGTATAGTCTACCGCTATCACTCCCCAATAAGAGTTTTGCCAAACTAAAGCTGTCGGAACGTACCCCAGCGAATGCGGTATAGAAGTAGCCGCGCCTGATGGCACTACGACTGTGCCAGACTTGATTAGCTTTAGCTGGTTTGTGTCAGTGTTGAGCAGAAGTCCATGGTATTGGCTAGTAGCTGCAAAACTCTTGTGGTCTCCTTGAATGGCGAGTCCGATTACCCTGAAATACAGTGTTACTGGTACTGCCGTCCAATTGTTTGCTTCGACAAAAAGTCTGTCTGGGTAAACTCCCAGACTAGTTCTGTATTTCTGAGCGCCATTGACATCTACTTCCGAAGTTCCCACTCCGAATGTATTTGATGAGAAGTCTCCGCTTAGCGAGTATTGCGCGATAGGTAGAAAAATACCTCCCACAGGGTGTGGCACATTTGCGGTCGCATAATCGTAGCTAGCTATCGTCAATGGGATAACACTGCTTCGATAGACTACTTGGTCTATCGGATAGTCACTGGAAAGAACAAAGTCTTTTATCATTTACCCCTCCAGCAAGTCGATGACATCCTTACCTTCTTTACTTACCCAGAGCCCAACCCTAGAAGCAAAAGACCCTAGCTTGATGCGTCGGTTGGTCCCGTCAGAAAAAAGGAACCCCTCTTTATCTAAAATCGTGACCTCGTTGTTTGTGTTTCTGTCATACACCACTAGCCTACCCGCACCAGTCTCTATGCGGATATCTCCACTGTTGGTAGAAATGACGCTTTGTCCTGAGTATCGTTTTTTTACAGTTATCATAGTGCTAATACATCGCTTCCGTTTAGTAATGATTTGTCCAGAATGAAGTACGAACGTATAGTATGCCTTCGGGCCTTTATGGTTTGTGTTATCCCACTGCCAGAAACAGAGCTCGCGATTTTCGTTATCTGAAAAGTACCTGATATCTTTCTGGTGTCTACTTTTATAATATCAAAAAGCTGTAGAGCTGGATTGCTCTTGACTGTAAGTTCAATAACGGCGTCGAACTCCGAATAAGCTGCTAACACAGCATAGGCAAAAGACTGGCAGTTTGATTCTCGACCGAACAGATCGTTTTCTATTTTGAGCAGATGCTCCCCGTATTTATCGATGCTGTCCTGATCGTAAGCGTCATAATCAATGGTATCAACAATCTTGGCTGGTGCGCCATAGACTTCTATTGCCGATAGAAACGCGTCGTAGCTGTTACTGTTGCCGAAGATAATCGAAACACCGCTAGCTGACCTCGTTATTTTTTTAATAGACACACCGCTGGGAATGTTCTCACCCCCGCGTGTTCTGACAGAAAACCATGACGTTCCTACCTGGCGCCCGTTTGTAGGCTCGACCAACTCTGCCACAGGATCGTCAGTCCTGAAGCTGTACTCTGCCGTACCACCCTTTGGTATCACTATCGCTTCTGAGAGATTCGCCTCGGATAGTCTTCCTGAGCCCGTGTGAATCGGCTGGATTTGCTGCTTCTCACGGATATTCGAAGTGACAGTTACTCGGTTTATGATTTCAGTGTCTCTGGTCACTGACAAGGAGGAGATGCTGCTTTCGTCGAACGCGAATACAATATCATTATGAATCGAGGTACGCCTGTCGAACCTGAATATTCCCGTCTCGTCTATCCATAATCTGCCGCCCTCGGCTTGCATAATCTTTCGAAAGACCTCGGCCGCATCTTCGCCGCTAGAAAAGAACAGGAAAGGAATAGTATTGGAACCCCTCTCTAACTTAAATTGGTTGGGCTCTATGCCGAATTGTCTGAAGAGTAGAGCCAACGCGTCTGCTGTATTAATATTGGACTCGGAGATAGTATCCGACAGTTTGAGTTTGAACAGCTCGCTCAGATAGTCTAGCGCCTGGAATTTAGCGGTATTGGAGTCCTGGTCTAACTCGGGCTTGTCCTGGGTCAATCCAACAAATTGCTGCAAAAAAGGCTCATCATCGAATCCCGAGAATATCTTGACAGGTCTAGATGGAATAAGGTATTGGTCTATCGGGCTGCCTGTATGACTGGAGAAATAATTGTCTATATTATTCAAGGTCACAGTAGCGATACAAGACTGTACTGAGTAGGGGAACTCAAGTTCGCGGCTCCACTCCATCGAAATTAATCTGTCAGTGTACGGAGCAAACCGGTAAAAGTCCCAATACTGAAGTACGTTGTCTCCGACCGGTGCTAAAATATCCTTGCCGTTGAGTAAAGACCTGTCCAGAGTGAAGAACGTGCTCTTGTTGTCGAATTCCTTATCAAAAGAAAACAGAAGCGCCCAACTGTGATGACGCACAGACGCTTGAGATTTCTGGTGAAATGATGGTGATACTTTCTGCATATTCTTCTCTATGACACCATATAGTTCTTCGAAGCCTGGATAGTTTCTCTCAATGTCAGTTCTACATTTTCGACTAGCCCGCTTCTATCGACAACGCTATGGTCATTAAGGGTGGCTTTGACTACGACGTTCTGGACTCTGAAGTCTGGTATTGATAAGGTAGGAAGCTCAAGGTTGGTGAACTGGCTCTCAATAATAAAGCGCAGGTTGCTGTAAGAGGTCTTGTCCATATAGCCCCATTGAATTGTCCAGCTTCGCTTACGGCTCAAGAGGTCAGTGTAGACGTTCAGGTCTAGGGTGGTCACTTCTATGGCGCTGTCGATATATCGCTGAACGATAGGCGGGTCTGGAGTTGGAGAGTTCCACGTGGTGTAACTATTTTTTAGGGTTATTTCATATGCCATTTACAATACTCCTTTAATTCCGCGGGCCTTGAACAGGTCTTTCAGTTGGTCGGCTATTTCTTCGGCCACCTTACGCTTTTCAGCGTTGCTCGTGGCAAACACTCCCGATACGTTGATGGTGATATGGATAGGTTTTTGGTCTTGCCGGTTAGTCACCTCTAAGCCATTGTCGCTAGGGCGCGAGCTGCCCCTGCCTAGCTTAGAGGCCAATTTATCTATCCACTGAGTATTATTTTCAAGTGGCATGACAGCCTCGGCGCCGGCTTCACCGACCATGGCCACGGTAGGCTGGCTGATAACACCACCGGTTGCAAGGCGAGGAATATTTAATAGCCCTAAGCGACCAATATGCACGCCAGGAATACGGTTGATTGTGTCTACCGCCGCGTTGATGGCCCTGATGAAGCCGTTGATAGTGTTCTCGGCAAACCCAAGAATAGAGTTCACCACACCCTTCACAGACCCGCCTATAGCGTTGCCTATCGATGTGCCAACACCTGTGAATATGCTCACAATAGTGTTCCACACCCCCCTGAAGAAGCCGCCCACGCCAGAGAATACACCTGTGATAGCATCCCACGCGCCTCTGAATATATCTCCGAACCAACGTCCAGCACCCGCGAATATTCCTACAATTCTGTTCCACAGAGATAGGAAGAATCCTATGGTCGGGACGATGATAAACGTGTTAATCCAGCCAGGTATGGTTACTATTATTCCCACTACAGTGTTCCAAGCATTCTTGACTCCATCTACGAGCGTGTTCCACAGGCCCACGAGAAAAGCAGCGACAGGTACAACAATATTGTCGTTGATCCAAGAAGGTATTCCAGATATTATGGCAACTGCGGTATTCCACGCGTTGGATACACCTGTAGTGATTGCGTTCCATAGGTCCATAAAGACTGCTATTGCTTTGGACACAAAATCAACGATAGCGCTAACTACTATAGCTATTGTCGAAGCTATTCCAGCCAATAATACAACTACCAAGCCGATAGGCACAAGAACTGAGGCAAACGCGGCGGCAAGCATGCCAGTGAATATAGCGCCGAGAATCTTAAGCCCAGCTACAAGAAGCCCGTTCTTTTCAATCCAATCACTAATAGTTTTAACGAATGGAGCAATATAGGTGTTCCAGAGTTTGGATAGCTCGTCTGTGAACGGTTTTATAGCTTTTGCAATTTCGCTCCACGCTTTCTTCATGGAGTCTATTGCCGGCTTAAGCGCTTTGGATAGTTCTCCCCATATTTTCTTGACGGCGTTCACCGCAGGTCTAGAAGCTTTCTCTAGAATGTCGCAGAAACCGTTCCAAATCTGTTTGAGAGTATCAACAACAGTGTTCCAATTGTCTTTCAGTATCATGAACTCTCCCACCGCAGACGCTACAGCCAAAACAATAACTCCCACTGCTGCTGCGGCAGAGCCTCCTGTTGTCGCGACGAGGCTGCTGAATGTTTCCGAAATAGTAGAGCCAAGTCCAGTGAAGGCCGGCGATAATTTCGCGAGAGAAGAGCCCAGGGCTGAACCCAAGAAAGATCCAACTCCGCTGATGCCGCTCTTTACACCTTCGCCTATCTTCTGCCCTAGTGATTTGCCCGCTGATGCTCCAGCCTGTTTAGCTGCTCTGTCCAGACCGAACATTTTACGAGTAGCTGTGTCAAGCCCTTTTATCAACATATCCAGAGGTTTTCCTCCGAATAGCTTATTGACGGCCAAAGCGGCGATTATACCAGCAAGTATCTTGGCCCAAAGCGAAGCCTCTTTAAGGCTGCCAGCCATCTTGCCGAATATATTATCAAGTGCTGAAGTCTGACCTGGGTCGAAGCCTCCGTTGCCTGCTCCGCCCTTCTTTTTCTTGCCGCCGTCACTTGTGGTCGGCTCTTGAAGAACATTCATCTTATCGAAAGCAGCCAGCTGGTTGTGGAGCTTTTTGGCTGATTTACCAGCATCATCTAGGTTTTTGCCTATCTTTCCAGCACTGCCTGCAGAATTTTGCAGAGCTTCCTGAGTGTCTCCTGTGATAGGTTCTAGCTTCTTTCCTGTAATGAACCCTATAAGGCCTCTGAACGCGTTTATAAGCGCCACGATCCATGTGAACAAAACCCGGATAACGTCAGTCAAAAAAGTGAAGAAAGCGACAATATTCTGCCTACCGACAGCAGCGTAGATTTCGTTTAATCCGTTGACCAGAGCGTTTTTCATGGCCATCTGGGCAAATTCAATGCCGTTCATTCTGAGCATGGCTTGTTCGGCGATAGGCCCAGCTTCCGTGGATATCTTCGTAAGCTCAGTGATAAACTGGTTCATCGAGACCGCACCATCAGTTAGAGCTTTTTGCAATGCTGAGGTGTTCACATAGCCTAAAGCTTCGGCTGTTTTGCTAATAGCAAGAGACATAGCCGTGTTGACAGAGCGCCACTCCTCGCCCTCGAACTTACCTCTCGAGTAGGCCTGAATAAGCTGCTCTAGAGCGCTAGCTTGAGTTTCTGCAGAAGTGCCGCCCGCCATGAGAGCGTTATTAACACCTGCGTAGACAGCGGTCGAGGCCTTGACGTCTTTGTTGACCTGTACGAAGCGAGAAACTGCATTAGTGGCTGCGGTTAGGTCCCCTCCTACGTTCTGAACATACACTCGGAGTTTGCTAAGAGCGTCAGAGGCGGCATTTGAGGACACCCCCATGGAGGCCATAGCGGCGGGGAATGTCTCAATAAGGTCTGTTTGTTTGGCGGCTTTGCCGATGGAATCCGCAACAGTCAAGAAGGCCTTATTGACTAAGGCCGATTGAATCGTAGTCCTGGTGATATGAGCAAACCAGTTTTTTTGAGCGTTGGCAGCACGGTCGGTAGAACTAGCAGCCTGGTCAGCCCCGCCCGCCTGTCTTTTGGAGGCTGAGGCAGACTCGTCTAGAGCGCCAGCAGTATTTCTGGAGGCGCTGCCCAAGTTAGACAAAGACCTCACTGTTGACCCAAGCTGGCGGTCCACCTTCTTGAGGACAGGTGTTGTCTCGTCCTGCGCAATCAATCTGGTTATTATCTCATTGTTTTCCATTACGACTTAATGATTTCTTCGTATTTCTTTAATAACTCTTTGACCATTTTCCCCTTCTTGGAATAAGGCGCTGCCGCGATAAGGGTCATGTGATACATTTCGGTAGCCCTTTGTTTTTCAGCCTGCCAAAGCAAGGCTTCCACCTGAGTGCTTGCAAGTTGTTCAGCGTCTTCCAAAGTGTACTGAGGATAGAAGTAGCAGACCCGGGTGAGCAGGTCCACCTCTTCGTTCTCGTCGTCTGAAGAAGCAGTCTGTTCTCGGACAGGCTTGACAGACACTTCATTGCCGAATATAGCCCTGACTCGTGCAGAAGCTTCGTCAAAGCTTTCGTTCATTATTCAAGACTCAGTTCTTTTTTCATCATCTCGCCGAAGGCCGCCTGAACGTCAACTGTTTGGTTGTCCAGAACCTCTTCTATGCTCTCATTGTGCCCCATCGATGTAATGAAAGAGTACACTTCGCGCATAGCTTCCTGACTCTTTTGAGACTGCATGTCTGGATCTTCTTCTTTTTGAGCTGCAGAGAACAAACGAGCCATCTCACGTGCTTGGCGCACCGTCGGTTTTGTGAACAAGAACTCTTTGTCTTCGATCGAGAATGTGAACGTTTTGTCAAGACTACTCGTTAAATTATATTTTGCCATTTATAAACTCCTTTGGTTTTTATGGATTTTTAACTTACGAACGATTCTTTGCTGTTCAAGAACTGGACTGCGCCATGACCTGGTTTCGGCTCACCGATGAACTTGATTTGTACTGTCCTCAAGCCATCGCCTAGATCAATGCTGTCTACTTGCGTACGGGCGTTGACTAAACGCATAACTTCTGTGTTGTCATTTGCACCACAAGCCCAGATATCCAGGTTATTATAGGTAACACTTGACGAGCATGAAGCTGCCGCAATATCGACTGCGCCTTTGTCTGCGCCCACGGTTTCGCCAGTTGATAATTTAGCGCCCTTAGCTACATAGTATTGGGGTAGAATAGTAGCTAATGAAGCAACATCGTTATCAAGCAAGGTTAAGGTCGCAGAAGCGCTCAGCCCAGTCTGAATAGTGTATTTGTTGCCGTCCAAAGTCGAGGTGTCGCTCTCTTCAACATCGTACGAGAAATCCATCTCAGAAATGTTGCTGAGCACGTTGGTCCCCCACTTGAATTTGAAAGGTCCTCTTACTAAAGCCATTTTTGTTTTTCCTTTTTTACGTTTTGCCTCGGAACAAGCGTATTTGTGCCTGTACAAGACCAATGCGCCTGTTCTCGTTTTCGAGGTCATTGTCCTGGGCGAATTGTGTTGCTCTGGTATAGATTGTTTGGAACCCCTCCAGATTAACACATTCCGCACAGTTCAATGTCTCTTCTAGACCGAATAATTCGCGTTCGATTTCCTTCCCTGCCAATGCACGTCGATAGACATTGAATGTGTATAGCTTTATCATTCCGCCGTCTAAAGTAACCAATTCTGGGTTGCCCCCAGATACCACAACCAGCCAGGCTTTGTCTGGCGCTTCGATCGGCAACTCCCCTAGAAACAAGTCCACGCCAAAAGTGCCGTAATCTTTTTCTTCGAGAAATTTTACAAAAGCTTCCCCTACTGTTTTTGTATCTATCATTTAGTCAATCCCAACTCTCGGTATACTGCTGGCATCTCCGCCTTGGTTTTCTTGAAGGCCTCTGTAGCGAACTTGGCACCAGTACCACCAGTAGTGTATCTTTTGTAGATAGCCCGTTTACCGCTTTTTGTAGTGTGCCAGCCTTGGTTTTGTGCGGCCGCGTAGACAGCACGCCAAGTTATTTCACCTCGCCCAGGCGTGACCTGGGTGATAATACTTCGCCGCAACCAACCACTCTTCTTCGGAGTTATCTTAGACACGTTTTTCTTGTACCGCTTGATGAACTCTTCAGGAAGTTGTGTGTTCGCACGAATCAAAAGCCTGATGTTGTGCGGCATACCATTCTTGAAATAGGTTTTAGCTGATACGAACATAAGCTAGGCCTGCTACTTTCTCTAGTCGGCAGTAGATATTGTCTAAGGCGTTGTTCAGGAGCTTTCTCTCTGCGACATTAGCGCTGATAATTCTATACCAAGTAGATTGTGAAAATGGTTCTGCCCAGATATACATACCCTCAAGGTCGTCCTTGTAGCCCAGTACTTTAGAGTTCTTTGGGTCAAGATACACTGCAGCGGTCGAAGTCTCGCCCTCAGTATTTCCCCCGTGGGTGTAACCAGCTCTCTTGACGAAGGCAGCGGCTGCGACGACCTCGGTTTTGACCGCTCTGTCGCCGTACCCATCTGGCTTTGTCTCAATGAGTCTTACAGTGTCTGGATATTTCATCGCACCATCTTTCTAAAGGCGCTCGGCCCAGCGTACTTCTCGATAATCTTTTTAGCGCTTGCTTGTCCTTGCGGAGCGGCCAAGTCTGGGGTAGCCCCAGTAGAGCGTCGAGTATAGCTGTGCGAGTCAATACTCTCTGAGCTGATATTACCAAGTAGAGAATAGTTGGGATCTGAGTAGTAAGCTACCATATCCGCGAGCAGATACCTCAAATCGTCGTAGGAGCGGTCACAAGACAACTCCATAGGCTCGCCCTCAATAGCAATCATCAGGCTCAGCCTGTATACTCTAGATATTCGTGCGTACCATGTCCATTTGAACCAATCACTCTTTCGGTTGATAGCTACCACAAGCCCTGCGTCGTTTAGATAGGGCGTAACATCGTCCAACTCGTAAATTGTGATAAACTGGTCCTCGTCGATTGGCAGAACTATTTTTGCTCTGTGTACAGATTTGAATGGCGAAATTCTAATGTGCTTGTCCAATTCGTCATAATTGAACAGGTAGGTTGTGCCAGTTGTCGGATCGGCCGGCAAAAGATTTCTCTTTGTTTCGGCGTCCACTGGCAGGGAAGGAAACGGCACGTAGCCGCTGAACTGCATTTTTCCTAATTCAGTCCATTCTTTTTGCCCAGATAGGGAATAACCAAGAAGAGAGCTCAGTCTGGCTTCGCATCGACGAATGATAGCCTCGAAGCGGTCCGTATCATTGGACGCGACTGTCATGCCAGTTAATTTCGTGTACTCTTCAATGGTCATTTCCCTACCTAAGTTTTTGTTTTTGTTTTTTAGATTACGAAACTGCTACAGCTGGGATAGATGCAACAACAGTTTCGTCTCGAACCACGCCGCCGCGGAAGAACGAACCACGGATAAGCAGCTCGTTTCGCTGGAACGCGGAGTAGACCTTGCCGCCCATTTCGTAGGAAGCGCGACCATCGACGTCATATTTCAGACCGCCGTGAGTGCGACCAGAGAATGTGCTCAGGTCTGCGTAGAACACAGCCGAGTTAACCGTCACATCTGTACCATTAACCGAGAACTTGCGGGTTTCTGCTGTATTCAGGGTCGGCATCAAGTCATTAGGGACAGCGATAAACGGAGTACCTAACAATGTACCGCCAGCAACTTCTTGCAGAACAGCAGCGTTCTGGGTTTTGATAGCTTGGTTCTTCAACAGAGCTAACGTCTTGTTGCTCATAACCAGCGTGCCAACGCTTGTGTGGTCAGCGGCGCGAGCGACAACCATCGTCCAGCCCTCTAGGCCTTCGCTCATGTCAAAGGTCTGTTTGTTGCCAGTAGCGTCTACAGCTTGCTGCAAGCGAGCAATGACCAACTGCGCACGTTTGCGATCAAAGTCATTACGGAAACCAGCCGCGATGTCGTCTAGAATGTCAGCAGCAGCGAATTCAATCGTGCTAATCGGCACTGGGCAGACAGCCGCCAGCTCTTCCATGTCATCAGTGTGTGATTTGTAGCCTGGCTGTGATACTGGTTTCAGTCGTTTGTCGCTGGTGTCTGGTGAAGCGACACTGCCGTAAGCACCTGTAGCGACGCTCTTCATGTCAATGTCAGAGCTTCGAGTTAGCCAGCCGTAACGAATCGAGTCTGATTCGCGCCAGTTGGTAGCGTCGAGAATCGCTGAATAGTTAGTACGAGCAGTCGCAATCTCGTTGTAAAGCTCTGGTCCGATAACAAAGTTACCAAGATCCTCGAGTGTCAATGAGTTAGCAACAATACCAGCTTCTTTCAAAGCGTTTAAGCTAGCAACTTTCTCTTTGTGCCAAGACTGCATAGCTTCTGGGCTATAGCTGCGCTCAACACGTACGGCTGCGTTCAGCTGCTTGACCAAGCTTGCGCGTTCGTTATAAGCCGTGTCTGTTTGTGCGCTGTTAGCTGTTTTGAACTCAGGCTCTTTAGCTTGCGCGTCTAGAGCGTCCTGCGCTAACTCAGCAGCTTTAGTTGCGCTCTCTGCGACTGGCTTGATAGCGCTGGCCACAGCGTTCGCAACAATCTCTTGAACTTGTTCAGGAGTCATGTCTAATTTTTCCTCTTGTTTATTTATTTTGTTTTCTGTTTTTTCAGACTTGCCGTCTTCAGATTTCTCTTCTGGCTCTTCTGGGATTTCCTCAGGAGTGTCTTCAGTGGTCTCTGGCTCCTCAGGAGCTTCTGGTTCTTCCTTGTGCTCTTCTGGGGTTTCGGGTTCGTCTTCAGCAGAGTTTTTCTCTACTGGTTTCTTTTTTGTTTTTTTGTCCTCAGGCTCTTCCTCAGGGTCTTCAGTGTCCTCGGGTTCCTCGTCAGGCTCCTCAGGGGTTTCAGTTTCTTCTGGTTCCTCGGGGGTTTCCTCGGGCTCTTCAGGTTCTTCTTCCGGCTTCTCTTCTGGCTTTTTCTTTTTCGGAGCTTCTTCAGAGTTTAGCAATTCGCCCTCTAACTCTTCTATATCTAGTCCGCTTTGTTTAGAAAGTTCCAGAGAATTACGCACAGCCTCTTGCAAACCGTTGACCGTCGCGTTGTAGTTGTTTGGAACGACTACTTGTGACAATCCGACCAGCTCATGTCCGCGGAATACCGGGTCTTGCATGCTTGGCCAGTCGCCAATGGTTTCGATACTAAAGGAGTTCGAGAATCCACCGACCAGCAAGTCATATGCCAGGCGAGCGTACGGATTTTCCTTGACCGCGTATTTAATCGATTGAATCGATACGCGGTTCGCTTCTTTAGCAACGCCAGAGACCTTACCGATGAGAGTGCCTAGAGAATCCACGTGATCAGCTGTCAGTTGCCCGCTGTACTTTGAGATATCGAGCGAGTCGATGTCGTATCGTGTACCGCTGCGCATAACAGAGTCGTCGGTGATAGTCAGTCCTCCCGGGAAAGAAACCACACCTTCGCCTTCGTCTGTAAAGCTTCCGTTAGAAACCGAGACTTGTAATTGGTTTTTGTGTTTTTCCATTTACTTTTCTCTTTTAGTTTTTATTGTTTTTTGAGGTTTTTGTTTTTTAGAAGAGCGACTACAGCTCAGAACTTATGTCTAGTCTCTCGATGTCTTCTTCTTAAATTTATTATACCATAAAAGATACTGCTAGAGGCTGTCAAGTAGTCTGTGTAACCTCAACAGAGTCCTCTTCTTGCCGACAAGCGCTAAGGTCTCATTTAGTTGCGGGCTGAACGGCGCCCAAGTAGTAGCGATTCGCACAAGACTAAATAACACGCTAGGCTTCGTTTTAAGCTCTTCTAGAAGGCTATTCAAGCAAGACTGAATAGCCTTTGAGGTCCACTCGTCGAGTCTGTCTAGAGCGCTCTCAGAGGCTCTCAGCAGATGTTTGAGTTCATTGTCTGTCAGTCTTTTCAGTTGCTTGTTCTCGGTGATGAGTTTCATGTCAATCTCGGGCTCTTCGAAGAAGTAGCTGGTCAACGCTGGCAAGTCACTTAGTGTTTTTAAGCGGTCTTGTGCTAGAGCGAGCACTTTCTTCTTGTAGATTTCATCACCAGACTCCCAGAACGGCTTGCACCTTTGATAAAGGTCGTCTAAATTCAGTGAGCGGATCCATTGTCCGTTCAGCCAAACAAGCCTCTTTTCGTCAAATCTGGCGCCAGATTTCTGTACACGGTCTAAGGAGAACTTTTGGATTAGTTCGTTTTTGCTAAATATTTCTTGCTCTGTGCCGTCGTTCCACCCCAATTGAGCTAGAAAGTTGAGCACAGCTTCTGGCAAGTATCCTTCGTTTCGGTACTCGGCTATACTTTTTGCTCCATCGCGTTTGCCTAGCTTTTTATTTCCAGTAGGGGCTAGAATATGAGGCACATGAGCTAATACGGGCGGCTCAATCTCTAGAGCTTTGTATAAAGAAAGGTATTTGGGGGTACTGGATATATACTCAGCACCGCGGATAACATGGGTTATTCCCATCTCATAATCGTCTACTATGTGCGCAAAATTATAGGTCGGTAATCCATCGGCTTTGATCAAGACAAAATCGTCTAGGGCTTCTTCACCAGCAGATAGATGCCCCATAACAGCGTCATCCCATTCATACCGTTTAAGCTCAGGTACTTTGAATCTCAAAGGCATTCCCAGGCGCCAAAAAGGTGGGTTTTCCGGCCGGTAGTCTCGGTATAAAAAGGCTTTTTTCGCCTGCTTGGCTTGTTCTCTAAATTCTTCAACTTCTTCTTTAGAGTAAGGGTCGGCGTAGGCCAGCCCCTTTTCTATTAGCTTAGAGGCGTAGTCTAGGTAAATGTCTTTTCGAGAAGTCTGACGGACTATTTCTCCATCCCACTCTAGCCCAAGCCATTTCAGAGTATCCAAGATTAACTCTTCTGCGCCTTCAACAAGACGACTTTGGTCGGTGTCTTCAATCCGTAGTATAAATTTACCTTTGTTTTTTCGAGCCACCAAATAAGTGTAAAGGGCAGTTCGGACGTTGCCTACGTGTATATACCCAGTCGGGCTGGGAGCAAAACGAGTTTTTACCATGAGCTAATTATACTATAGTTCTTGACTTTGTTCACTACAGGAGTTAAAATTTGTTTGTGAGCAAGCCAGAGAGAGAATATTCCAAAATACCTTTATCTACAAAGTTATGGCTGGCTGTCGCGATTATTGACTTATTTTTTCTTTTGAGTCTGATTCTTGACAGCGGGGCGTCGTTTATTCGGCTGCTTTTGTTGTTCTAAACCGAGAATCAATAGGCAACCCAGTATCAGCTTTCTCGACGACGTTGCGAACAGTCACAGGAGTGCTCTCTGATAATTTTTCTGAGTTCTCCTTCTGAGAGTTCTCCGAGCCTTTTTCCTGTTTCTTCAATAAAAAATTGTCAAGTACCTCCTGCTCTTCTGGCAGAAGCTTGTAGAATGGATTCTGAGAAAGTTTTAGTAGTTGATCAATTGTTTTCATTGTTCGCTCCAATCTTCTAAAATATTTGAGATGGCTTCTTGGACCTCAACTATAGATTCAAAAGAGCCGATTTCATGGGCTTTTTTATTTTCTGTGTATTTGGCGCGGTAGGCACCGTCTATTAATCTGACTTCAAATTTGATAGCTGGATCGGTGTTCTCTTTTTGTTCGATTTGCTCGTCGTCAAACTCCTCCTCTTTGGGCTCGGCTTCAATTGAGAAGGTGAATATCCCATCGAAGTTCACGTTCTCTAAAGTCTCTATTTCTGGGAGTTCAAACTTGGCGATGAACTCATCAATCCCCTCTTGGGTGATTGTTCCAAACTGGGAGGTAATTTCCAGAAGTCTTTGAGCGGCTTCTTCCTTATTTTTGGCTGGGACTACTAAATAAGGGATTGGGTCATTCCAACCCTCGGTCGTCAGAACGTGTTTTCTCTGGTGTCCGTCTAATAGCCATTTTTGGCCTGATTTGTCCACCCATACATAGACAGGCAGATAGAATCCCCTACGCTCGATATTCCGCTTGAGCTTACTATAGTTGTCCTTCGAGAGAAACTTTAAGTCTCCTTGAGTCTCTTTGAACTCGGAGATGGGGGCTGTTGGCAGCTTGTTATCGTTGATTACTTTCATGCTTTCATTATAACATTATTATAATATTCTTATAACATCGCTCGAGGTTGACCTTCTCCTCGTGGTGTTATAAAATAGAGAAAAAGGAGGAATATGAACGAGTATCAGAATAAAGCATTGAAAACCGCGCGGGATAAGCGCTCTAGAGATGAAGTTTTTCATCTATTGCTGGGTCTGGCTGGCGAAACGGGCGAGATTATGGAAAAAGCCAAAAAAGTCGTGCGAGATAAAGGGTCTGATTTTGGTTCTGACGAATTCAAGGAAGACATCAAAAAAGAGTTGGGCGACGTTCTATGGTATATCGCAGTACTGGCTCATTACCTCGACCTCGACCTTGAAGATATAGCTCAAGCTAACCTTGAAAAACTGCAGAGTCGGCAAGCCCGAGGGGTACTCGGCGGCAGCGGCGATGACCGATAGACAGATAATCTACTACTACCAAAGAGGGGTAGCCTCATATCTAATAGCTAAGAAGCTCGGAGTAAGCAATAACTATATTCGAGGCGTTCTAAAAAGAAATAAAATCAGAATTCGGAGCCCCAAAGCGGCTAATCGTATCACCGCGTCGAGAAGAACGCCTGAAGAGAACAAGAAAATCACAGCTAAAGCGGCTGAAGCTAACCTGGGATCTATTCACTCCGCCTCTCACCGCAACAAACTGGCTTTGTCGAGAGAAAAAAAGCCGACGATCGACCCCGTTTACGAGAAACCGTTAATTGAGCTGTGCAAGAAGTCGGGAATCGCAGTTATTCCTCAAAAAGCGTTCGGTAGGTTTAACGTAGACCTCTATTTGCCCGAAAAAAACACTATCATAGAGATTTTCGGGGGAGGGTTCCACAACAAACAAGTCGCTATCGAGACTTTTAATCACAAGATGCTCTATCTTTCAAAGAAGAAAGTGCCAGTTCTAGTGGTTTGGGCCGAAAAATCTACTTATAACCCGCAAAAAGTGCTAGAAGTCGCCTTGAAAGTGAAAGAACCGCTCGTTGTTATTAACGGAGACGGCTCGTTCACTAAAAGAGGCGTTAAAGATATAGCGGCTAGTCTTCAATAACAAGCCTATAAGCGCAGTTGCAGTTCGG